GGTGGAGAAGTAAAACTATACATGGCAACTGATTATTTCAGTGCAGGTAATATTCAAAACGTACAAGGACAATCAAATGGTGCGATTAAAGTAGGAGATGCAGGTACAGCACCTGAGTTCTTACAAGTCAATCAAATGATTAAGGTTCCTATGTCAAGTACAGCAGGTGGCGGAGCAGCAACAGATTATATGTTGGTTCGTATTACTGCAGTAGCAGCTCAAGCAGCAGCTAATCTGAGTGCAAGCTCAGGAACAGGCTCAGCAACCGCTGAAGCTAAACTAGTAACAGGTAAGATTCTTAGAGTACCTGAAGTATTAGAATCAGCTTCCTATGCAAGTAATGTAGCACAATGTGTTACTTACAATCTTGATATTGCAGAACAATTAGAAGAAAAACGTACTTACGTAGTAGGTAACTCTTTCGGAGAAGGTTCTTCATTATTAGGAACTACATGGAAAGACAATCCATATTCAACAGGTTATGGACAAACACAAATCTTCAGAACTGAGTTCGGAATGACTAATACCGCAAGAGCAACAGCTCTAAAGTATGAACCAAACGAATGGGCTCGTGTTTGGAAAGATAAGTTGATTGAACATAAATGGGATATAGAACACGCAGGACTATTTAGTTCTCAAGTAACTGACTCAAGTGTAGCACATACACAAGGTGCAGTAGACTATATCTTGAATTATGGTAATATCTTCAGTTGGACTTCATCAAAGAATATTGATGATTTCTTACAAGATATGTCAAAATATCAAGACCCAAGATACAACCAAGACGCAGCAACAGTATTCTTATGTAGTACTGAAGTGTATACTTGGTTGCATAAACTAGGTGGATTCTTTAAACAAAACATCGACATCGATGACCAATTTAGAGCAGACCTAGCAGTAACTGGTCGTAAAAAAGTAATGGGCTTAGATGTAACTGAAATCACAACAGTATACGGCAAAATGAATGTTGCTAGATGTATTGCTTTAGATGGAAGTCACGTTAAAATCCTAGCTATTAACATGAATAATGTTAAATACAGACCACTAGTTGGTAATGGTGTGAATCGTGATACCTCAATTTACGTAGGAGTTCAGAACTTAGAAAACTCAGGTGTAGACAAGAGAGTAGATATGATTCTTACTGAAGCTGGTTTCGAATTTAAGATGCCAGAATCACACGCTATCTGGAAATAATTAGATAGTTAATTTGTATATTGGGTTTTTATAGGTTCTTTACCTCCTTTCTCCCTATAGAGACCCAATTACATAAGGAAAAAAATTATGAAATTATGGGAAAAAGTAAATAACATTACTGGAAACAGTTCTAAGGCTAGATTCTTAGTAGAGCATTTAAATGCTGGAGCTAAGTTTATTGTAGCTAGTTTACCTGAAAAATTTTTATGGACTATTGCATCTGAAATAAAGATAAATGGTCGTGAAACAATTGGAAGTACTGCTACTAATGTTATTGGTAATGGTTCTGACATAGCATATGATAAAATACTAGCAGTATATCGTTATGAAGGTATTAAAAGAAGAATTGCTCAAGAAATTCCAGAAATTGGAATACACGTTACAGATGAGTCTGATAGTTTATCTTTTCCTACAAAGATGTTTCCTAAGTATTATAAATTGAATGGTAAAATATTTATTAAACCAGACCCTGATTATAATGATACTACTTCAAATTTAGTTTACACACCAGTAGGGGGAGTTCAAACTACACGAACAGCTGGACAAGGAGATGAAGGAGTTATTGTTTATTCAGCACCCCCATTAATTGATGAAAATACTGATGCATGGATATTATCAGAATATGAAAATGTAGCATTATTATATGCAGCATCATTAGATTTTTTAAGATTATCAAGTTCAATAGATGCTGAAAAGATTTTAGAAGGTGGTATGGCTTCAGTAGATGCTACAAGCAAAACAAGTTTATCAGCTATTCATTGGTTACAAGATGAAGACCCTGAAATGGCAGCATCAGTTTTACAAGTTTCACAAGGAAATTTAAGTCTTGCAAATCAACGATTACAAGCGTCAATGGCATATTATCAAAGAGCAGTATCTGAATTACAAGCTATATCTGGTGCAATAGGTGCTCCTCAACAACAACAACAATCTCAAAGACAGCAAGAAGGGGCAACAACATAATGAAAATTTTAGAAGTAATGGAAAGAGTAAATTCTCGTGATACTAAATTAGTATTAGCTTATATAAAAGATGCAATTACACAAATACAATCTTCTAATGAAATTAATACAAAAGTAACTAAATCTAATATAGTAGCAGATACTAGGGATTATGATTTACCTCCTGGATTAATTGCTATTAGAAGTGTTAGCATTTTAGACACAGAAGATGATAATAAATATAAAGGAATTAGAAGGTTACAAAGTGAACCAAATACAACTGAGGATACCAATCCATGAGCTATGATACAGATAGAAACTATGCTTATATGCAACAAGGTAAACAATTACGTCTTTATAAAATTTTAAGAAGTTCTGGTAGAGTTGTAGATAATCAAGGAAGAGTTACTCGTGGAGATATGAGTTCTATTATATACCCTGATGAAGCAATTACAGAAGGATTAAGAATTGAATATACTGCTCTTGAAAAAGTTTTTGTTGCTGAAGACCCTGAAACAACTACAGATTCTAGTTTAAGTGAAGATACTAGTCCATCAGAATCTTCCTATTTAAATTTAAATAGAGTATTATCTTTAGCAGTAGTATGTTTTGTGAAAGCACAAATAGCAGAAAGAATGGGAGATATAAAATTAAAAGAGTATTATATGAGAGAATTTCATAAAAAAGTAGCAGATAATGAAAGTAATAAAAACAAAATGTTTATCGCTAGTCCGATAAGTACTTTTGCAATTAAATAATAGGAGAAAACCATGGCTAAAGGATTATTAGATTATACAGTAGGAGAAAGTGTAGCTCCATATATAGCAGCAGTCGTTGCAACAACAAGCGACCAAGATGCGTGTAGAGCAATATATGTCAAAGTAGCTGGAAATTATGTACTAACAATAAATGATGTAGATGTAACGTTTACAGGATTGTTAGCAGGACATATATATCCAGTTTGTGCGACAAAATCTAGTTCAGCAAACGTAATATTTTTATATTAGGAGTAAGGAATGATTTCATCAAACCAATACCAAGATATAGAAATACAACAAAGTAGTGATTTTACAAATGTAATAACATTTGATAGTACTCATACAATGGATGCTGAGAGACACTTTGTAGGTAAAATACAAATAGATTTTGCAAATTCTACTTTTACAGGACCACAAAAAACTGGAGCTAATAGTGGAGTAGTTGGCACAGAAGGAAGTAACGATGTTTGGGAAAGTGCTACGGTAACACAAACATATTTTGATGTAGTAGCAAGTATATCAGGCAATACAGTAACCTTGACATTACCAGCTGAAGCAACACAATATTTTACAGATGATTTTGAAGGAGTATGGGAATTGTTAGAAAAAGATACAACTGGTAGTGGAGTTACTTATACAAGACAAATACAAGGCGATGTTCTTATTTCTAAAAGTGCGATACAATTAGATAATACATTTAAGGTGGCAGCATAATGGCTATTACTGCTAAAGTAGTAACTCCGCCTGAAGTAAGTGGAAAAGTAGTAAGTAGTAGTGCCTCTAAAACTGTGGGAATACAAGATTCAAGTAAGACACAAGATAGTTTTACAATTGATGCAGCTCAAATACCTATAAGTTTAGATAACTCATCTGCTACAAATGTAAGAGATGCTTTAAATGAGACAGCAATAGCTACTGGTGCTCAAACATTTACAGGTAAAACAATTAACGCTGATAATAATACGATTAGCAATTTAGAAGTAGATAATATAAAGGCTGCAACATTGGTTATTGAGTCTGAAGGTATTAGTTCAAATGATAACGATACTACTTTACCAACTTCAGCAGCTGTAAAAGATTACGTAGATAGTCAAGTTACAGCACAAGATTTAGATTTTCAAGGAGATAGTGGGGGAGCATTAAATATAGATTTAGATAGTGAAACATTAGATATAGCAGGAGGTACTGGAATAAGTACTTCTGGTTCTAGTAACACAATAACTGTAGCTATAGATAGTAGTGTAACAACTTTAACAGGTTCACAATCGCTAACAAACAAAACTTTAACAAGTCCAGTTTTGAATACTGGGATTAGTGGTAGTGCAATATTAGATTCTGATACAATGTCTGGAGTTAGTGCTACTAAATTAGCAAGTTCAGAAAGTATTAAAGCGTATGTAGATTCAGTATCAAGCGGAGAAGATACTCTTGATGAAATGAATGATACGAATTTAACAAATCCACAAGATTCTGCTATATTGAAATATGATAGCAGTAGTCAAAAGTGGGTAGACGACAATAACATAGATGGCGGTTCATACGTCAACTAAACGGAGAATAAAATGGCAAATACATTAAGAGTAAAAAGAAATGCATGGAATGCTACTAGTAGTTCAGCAAATAAACCAGTTGCAGATTCGTTAACCTATGGAGAATTGGCATGGAATAATATTGACAATACTCTATATATAGGAAAACAGATGAATGCAACGCCACTAATTAATTCATATAGAGTTATACCAGATGCTACTGCTACTATAATTGGAGCAGCATCATTTTCTACTAACAACTTTGTAGTTAATAGTGGTGCAGTGCAAATTAAAGATTTAGGTATAGCAACAGAAGAAATAGCTGCCGATGCAGTAACTTCATCAAAGATAGCAGATGATGCAGTAACTAGTGACCATATAGGAGACAATCAAGTTCTTGCAGCTGCTATTGTAGACGATATTACTTTAGCTGGTAATTGTGGAACTACTGGTAATTTTACAGTAGGTGCTAATTTAACGGTGACAGGAACTCAAACTATAGTAAATTCTACTGTAGTAGAAATAGCAGACCTTGCAATAGAACTTGCAAAAAATGCAACAGCTTCTGCATCAGCAGATGGCGGCGGTATTATTCTTGGTGGATATAGTGGTTGTCCTAGTATTTTATATGACGACACGGGAACTCAATGGGAACTAAATAAAAATACTGATGTTACTGGAACTTTTGCGGTATCAGGATTAACTACTTTATCAGGTGGAATACAAAATACTACTTTAGATTTTGGAACATACGTTAATCCATAAGGATAATTAAATGGGAAATAGATTTAAAATAAGACGAGGGAGCGTATCCCCCGTAAATGCTGCTGATATAGAAAATTATGAATTAGTTTATAATTATACCGATAATGAATTATGGACTAAACATGGTGGTTCTGTTGTTCAGATTACTAGCGGTACAAGCGGTACAGTAACTAATGTAGTAGCTGGTGCTGGACTTACTGGTGGTGGTACTTCTACTGCTACTTTAGATGTAGTAGGTGGTGCTGGTATTTCAGTAAGTGCTAATGCTATCGCTGTTTCAGGACTAACTGTTTCTGAATTTGCAGCTAACTCTCTACAATTATCTACTGAATCTTTCGCAGATAACAATACATCCTTAATGACTTCAGCTGCTATTGCAGATAAAATAGAAGCATATGGATATTCAACAGGTGCTGGTACAGTAGATACAAGTGGTAGCCCTGTAGATAATGACTATGCAAAATTTACTGATGCTAATACTTTAGAAGGTATGAGTATAGCTGAAATGAAACTTGATTTAAACTATGGTACTTTAGCAGATTTAGATTCTGTAGGTGCAAGTCAAATAACTGACAATTCAGTAGGTGCAGCAGAATTAAACGTATCGGGAAATGGTAGCGTTGGACACGTCTTAAAATCTGATGGAGATGGTTCATTTAGTTGGGTAAGTCAAACTGATACCAACACAACTTACACAGCTAGTACTGGATTAGATTTATCTGGAACTGCATTTAGTGTAGATGTATCTGACTTTATGTCTAATGGTAGCAATAATAGAATATTAACTGCTACTGGCACAGACGCTATGAACGCAGAAGCAGGATTGACTTACGATGGAACTTATCTAAGTACATCAGGTACAGGTGGTACTGATGGTGCAGCTGGTTCTCCAATAATAAGACTTAATAACACTACTCAGAGTGCAGACTGGGATACAGGAGATGTTGTAGGAACTTTAGAATACTATGCAGCTGATGCAAGTGGTAATGCACCTTATGTAACATCATTTATTAAAAGTGTTAATGGTGTAGATGGTTCAAATGGAACTTTACCAAGTGGTGCTTTAACATTTGGAGTATCAGCCTACAATGCTGTAGGTGGTGCTGTAGAAAAAATGAGAATTGATAGCACAGGAAATGTCGGTATAGGAACTACATCACCAGATGCTACTTTACAAATTGGAGAAAACTCAACTTCATTTACTCTTGGAACTACATCAGGAAATAGTATAGATTTATTAAAACTTGCAACTAAATCTACTAATGAAAATCAGTTAATATTTTCATCTGAAAGAGTAGCAGATGGAAGTACTTGGACTACTACAAGAGAAAGAATTTATAGAAAAGTAGATGCATCTGATATGGGCTATATTGATTTTGGTAGTTCATTTAGTGCCGAGTCTAATATGATTTCTTTTGGAGAAGTTGGTGTTGCTAAATATATGGGTATTAGTGGAGATGGTAGAGTAACTATCGGTCCAGATGACACAACTTATGGAGTATTAACTATACATAAAGATGCACATGAAGAACACTTAACACTTAAAACAAATTATTCAAATGCTAACACACCAAGAGGTGCTATTAAATGGAGAGATAGTTCAAATGTTACAGGTGCAATTCATACTGAATATGATGGGTCAAAAGTTAATATGCACTTTGGTTCTTTATATAATTCAGGATATAATACCACTTCAAGAATGGTATTAAAGGGTGATGGTAATGTCGGTATAGGAACTACATCACCAAATAGATTATTACACTTACAATCTACTGGAGATGCAATAATGCAAATAACTTCTGCTGATGGAAGTGGTGCATATATAGATTTAGGAGATGTTTCAGATGTAGATGGTGGTAGAATAGTTTATGATAGTGGTAGTAATCTATTGTTTAATACTGCCTCTACTGAAAGAGTGAGAATTTCTTCAAATGGCAATATGATTGTAGGTAGTGATTACACTACTAATGCTTCTACTAAATTGGTTGTAAGTCATAGTGGTGCTAATGGTATATTATTAAATCAAGATGCAGGTACTCCTGCTAATTCGGGTAGATTATTTTTTGAAGGAACAAGCACAAGTGCAATATTCCAAGAGGGTAATGATATGAGCTTCAGAAGTGGAGCAACAACAGGTAGTTCAAGTGGTACTGAAAGATTTAAGGTAAATACTTCTGGTACTCATACTGTTGGTAATATAACAGTATCTGGAACAGTAGATGGTAGAGATGTAGCTTCTGATGGAAGTAAATTAGATGGTATAGAAGCATCAGCAACAGCAGACCAAACTGCAGCACAAATTTTAACTGCTATTAAAACAGTAGACGGAGCAGGTAGTGGTTTAGATGCAGACTTATTAGATGGAATAGATAGTGGTGCATTTTTAAGAAGCAACACATCAGATACTATAGGTGCTCAACTTACAATGGGTACTCAAACAGCTCTTGTTGCCTCAAATTATGGGCATGGTGTATTTGGTGTATATAGTGCGTCAAAATATCAACACGTTTGGAGTATGGGAACAGCATATAAGGGTGCTGCAGATGGAGCAAGTACGGGGAATATAGGTAACTTATATGGTTTAGCATGGAGTTATAATCCCGATTATGGTGCAGTAGGAAATAATGCACAATCTAAAACAGGGTTAGGACATCAACTATTACTAGCAAGTAATGGATTAACTAAAACTGCTCTTGGAACTGGTATTTGGACACAAGGTCATGTAACATTAACAAATAATAAAAACTTTCAGGTTGAAGATGCTCAAGGTAATATAGCAAATCTTATCAAGCTAGATACTGGTAATGCTATAAGACTTGGAGATACTACTCATGTAGACCAAATAGCAATATCTACTGCTGCAACAACAAATGCTATGATATTCCAGACCAATGGAACTATAGCTTTAAATGGTAATGTAACGATGAGTTCGCCAGCAACTATTAATTATGGTTTAGTAGTTAATGAGGGTGGACATAATAATGATTTCAGAGTAGAGTCAGAAAATCAAACACATGCACTTCATGTAGATGCGAACTTAGACCAAGTAAAAACTTATGCGTTAGTTGATACGGCTACTGGATTTGGTAATACAAGTGGATTAAGTTTAGATACTGGTACAAATACTCCTGCAGAATACGCTGCATTACCAATAGGTTATTCTCGTATGATGCACGCTAATTTAGGTACTGATGAGGGTATGCCTTTAGATGCTCAACACTTCCTATTTAATCTATTAGGTAAAAGAGATAGTGGTGGTGGTTGGAACGCACTAGCACAAGGTTATAATAATAATGAACAATTATATATTGGACACACTACTGTTAGTGGTTCGTTTGCTACTTGGAGTAGAATTGTAGTAGAAGACTCTTCAAGCAATATAAATCCAATAGGAAACTTAAATTTAGATGCAGGTAAAAGAGTTTATTTTGATGGTGGTGATGAAGATTGGATTATGCAAAATGGTGATAATATTATTAGTACCTATGTAAATGGAAATGAAAGATTAAGAGTAGCAGATAGTTATACTTATATGCCAAACAAGATTTATGGTGGCGATGGTACAGCAGCAGCTCCTATGTACAACTTTTGGAATGATTCAAATACTGGTATGTATCGTAAAGCTGCTGATTCATTAGGTTTTTCAGCGGGTGGAACAGAAAGAGTATTTATTGATAGCACTAAAATGATGATTACTGGTGCTGGTGTAAATACCTTTAGAATACAATTCCCTAACGACCAAAGAATATTTGACAATGGTGGTGGTGGACTAAAACTTGGTGCAGCATCATACGCAGTTAATATTTATTCAGGTACTTCTTCAGATATGATTACATTTCATAATGGTGGAATAAGTGGAGCAGAAACAGCAAGAATTACTCCTACTGGATTAGAGTTGGCTAATACTAAGAAACTTGTGCTTGATGGTGCAGGTGGAAATACATACATTAATCAAAATAGTGGTAGTTCAAGTCGTTTAGATGTAGTAGTTAATGGAAGTGGTATATTAGATATTTATAATACTGGTTTAAAAATCAATGGTTATCTTGATGTAAATGATATATATGTAGCACATGGAGGAAGTGATTATTCTCCTGGTATAATTTTCTTAGGTGGAAGCGACACTCCTGGAAGTAATGCTTATGAAAATGCAACAATAGGATATTACGATAACTCAGGAACTGGAAATATGTTGTTTAAGGGTAATCGTGGTGCTATGAATTGGCATTTTAACGATTCTGATGAAACATTATTTTTAATGGCTAGTAGTGGAGATTTTCACGCACATCAAGATGTTGTAGCATATTCAACCTCTGCTGCTTCGGATAAAAAGTTTAAAGAAAATATTAAAACCATTTCTTATGGGTTAGAAGAAGTATTAAAGATGAATCCAGTAGAATATGACTGGAAAGAAAAAAGAAATAAAGCACACGATATTGGTGTAATAGCACAAGAAATAGAAGAAATTATACCTGAAGTAGTTAAAGAAAGCAAAGAACTAAATTCAGATGAAACATTTAAAAGTGTTGACTATGGTAAAATGGTAGCAGTCTTAATAAAAGCAGTACAAGAACAACAAGTTCAAATAGATGAACTTAAAACACAAATAGGAGAGTAAAATGGCTAAAGTAATAGCAGCAAAAACAAATGTAGTAGCAGAAGCAGAAAAGCAAGTTGAAATCAAACATACTAGAGTAATGAAAGATGCAGCAGGTAAAGATGTTACTGTTGTTGATTCAACTGAAGTTAAAGGTGTTGATGAAGCAATTTCACAAGCAGAAGCACAATTAGTATCAGCTGAAGCAAGAGTAGTTGAATTAAAAGCAGACATTGTAGCTTATAAAGCAATTAAAGGTTAATCATGGGTTTACCAGTAGTAGGTAATACTAATGTAGGATTGGCTTATAATGGTGCAGCTTTATCAGAAGCGTGTGGATTAGAAGATACCGACCATACGGTAGGTGGAAATCAAATGACAAATATTAGTCTAAAAGGACTATGTACTGGAGTTTCAGGAGATAGCAAGGTTTATTCTTTTGAAAGTGTAGGTGGTGCAGCAGACACTATGGATAACTATGGAGGTTCTAATAATCCATTACAATCTAGTGGTGGAACAGCTATACCAGCAGCAGATGCTTTGAATATAGGCACTGCACCTTTTCATATGAGCCATTGTATAGGTGGACAACACGAAGAAGGTGGAGGTGGAGGTAGATGAAGGGTTATGCTGCAACTGCAACATATACAATTAAAGATGATTGTATTATAGATGAGAAACTAGGTTGGGATGTAATGTCAACTTGGGAAACACCTATAATGCAGAAACACGCTGATATGGTGTGTGCTAATGGTGGACATATATTAGAATTTGGATTTGGTATGGGTATTAGTGCTGGATTAATACAAGAGCACGATATTGAATCTCATACTATAGTTGAAATTAATGATGGAATATATGCTAATTTAGTAGAGTGGGCTAAAGATAAGCCTAATGTAATACCAGTTAAAGGTGACTGGTACGATGATATACCTACAGATAAAAAGTATGATGGAGTATTTTATGATGGTTTTGGAGATATGTTAAATAAAAGACATTTTCCAAGTCGTATTATACAACATTGTAAAGTAGGTACTATATTAACTTGGTATAGTAACTTCTTATCTGAAGAAAGTCAATATTCAGGAGAGCAGAAATATCATAAGAGACACGAGTTAGAGCAGTTCGATAGGACTGAAAGAATTACATACCAACAAGTAGAGCTTGAAATACCAGATAAAGCTAGAATAGATTGGTATTTAAAAGGTGAAGGTAATATTTATTACGCACCACAATTAATAATAGATAATAATGATTTATAGAGATAAAATACTTGACATAAAGACTAATAATTTATTATTTTCTTATGGTGAGGTACATACAAATCATATTTGTAATGTTTTTACTTACAATAAAAGGAGAACCAATGAGCGTAGATAGTACTCAGATTAAAAATCTTATTAAAGATGTATGCGTTCAGTTAGGAGAAAAGTATGCGAAAGCTGAGGCTTTGGATATTGTCTATGCAACTGGACTTGTGGAGAGCAAGTACGAATACATTGAACAAATTGGAGCTGGTCCTGCTAGAAGTTTCTGGCAAGTGGAACCTGAAACAGCTGTCGACAATTGCAAGAACTTTATATCGGCTAGGCCTGAACTTATGCAAAGGGCTGCAGATATTCTTGGAATTGACCCTTATCACTTTATTGACCCTCAGCCTGATAATTGGGATTGGATTCTTCGTACTAATATTGCTGCTGGTGTTTTGCACTGTAGGATTAAGTACTGGCGTGTACCAGAAGCTATCGAGCCTGGTCCCGAAGGATTAGCAAAGTATTGGAAACAACACTACAACACTGTTGAAGGTGCTGGTAGTGTAGAACATTTTTTATTATTAACAAAAGGAAAAATATAATGGCAACATTATCACAAATATTAGCTGGATTAAGAGCAGACCAACAGCTAGGTCAAAAAGAAACACTAGGAATGTTAGGTAGCTCTATCTTTGAATCAGAGAAATCTATAAAAGAAGGAAGTAGGGCATATCAAGAAGCAGCAGATGATGTAGGACTAGACATTCAAGACTATGGAGAGAAGGGAGCAAAGATTGATACTTTACAAACTTTAGGTAGTATTATTCCGGGAGCAGCAGTTCCTTTAGCTATCTTAGGATTTGGTGCTAGAAGAGCTAGAAAAAAACCTAAATTTACTTTTGATATAAATAAGGCGGCTCCAGGATTTGAAGATAGACTATTTGCAGACCAAGCAGGAAAAGACTTACTTTCATCTATACAAGGGACTAGAGATATTGTATCGCAAGCATTAAAAGGTTCTTTCTTTAATGATTTAGTTTCAACAGCTACTAGTTTATATGGAGGATATCAAGCAGCAGAATTAGCTGGAACTGTTTCTGAGGGAACTTCGTTTATGGATTTTTTAAGAAATCAAGCTAAAGAGACTGATAAAGCTCCAGTAGTTGATGCTACTAGAAATATTTTTAACAATGATAGTTTTAATACATTTAGAAGCAATAATTATGGTTTAGGAGATAGAAGTTTATACAATATAGGGATAGAAGAATAATGGCTATAGAATATAAAACATTAGAACAATTATTAGAAGAAAGAGGTCTTTCTATGGACGCTCTTAAAGACCCTGGTCAAAGATTTGGCTATGGTTCTGGTGGAGAGTATGGACAATTCTTTTCTCCTTTTGACATAGAAGGGTATCAAGAAGGTATACAGTCCTTAAAAGGATTGGAGTCTTCTTTAATGGGAGGCATTGAACAACAGTTTGGATTCCAAGCGGGAAGACAAAGAACTGGATTACAGTCTGAGCTTCAGAAAATACAACAAGCTGGAAAGCCTAGCGGTCTTACTGGTGGAGCTCAAGATAGATTGATGAGCATGGCAAGACAAGCTGGAAGTGAATCATATGGAGACTTAGCAAGACAAACTTCTCAAAAAAGAACTGCTACTCAAGAACAGTTAGGTAGTCAGTATGGTGCATTACAAGGTATGTTTACATCTTTCTTAGGAGATTCAACAACAAGAGCATTACAAATTACTCAAGCAGACCCAACGGGTGGGAATCAAGGAAGGCTTGTTACAGCACAAGACATAGAATCTTTTAATTCTAGATTAGGGATGGGAGATAGAATGAGTTTTAATGCTGCTGCCCAAGGTTTAATAGGGCAAGACTATCAACAATTAATTGACTTATATGGAGATTACGCACAAAATGGCTAGAACAGTTATAAACCCAACATTATCAAAATCTTTAGGACAAACAGCTCTTGAGAAAGCTATGGATACTTTAAAAGATATTACTACAGAAAACGCAAAAAATAAAAGACAAAGTGAGTTGATTAAATATAATAAAAATAAAGATGCTAAAGACCTTCTTGTTAAACAACAAGAAAATAGTGTTAAAATGGAATCAAGTTTTAACAAAGATTACTTTGTAGATATAAGAACTGAAATAGAAAAAGGAACCATGCAAGGTTATAATAATGCAGAAGCACTTCTTGGAATAAGAGATGATGGTTCTTCTATATATGACATAAGACGAGATAGAATGGTGGGAGAAACCAATAAAGATTTATATAAAGACTCTAAGGGTTGGATGGATGTTATAAATAAAGGTAGAGGTGCATTGAAAGAAATATCTTCTGACCTTGCTATTACAGCAGATATATCACAACCTATATCAGAGCATAAAAATGCAATTGCTAGAACACTTAGAAGAGTAAAAAATGGATTGCAACCTTATTCAGATTTTGAAAAAATGATGAATATGTATAAAAAGAATGGCTTATCCGATGAGTTAGGATTTGATGATAAAGAAATAGGAGGATTAACTGCATCTACAATTAATTCTAGTATGAAATCTCTTTACAAAGTTATGGGAGATTATGAGAGAGTTAACGCTCCTACTTCAGACAACTTAGAAACATTTATAAACTTACAACCAGCAGGTTCATACAGTTATGATGAGAGTAGATATGAGAAAGCGTCTGTAGACTTTAAAAAAGTTTCTACTGAAAATGCAAAAGAAGCATTAAGACAGATAAAATCTACTATACTACTTAGAGAACCAGGAGAGCAAACATTCTTTCAACAAGTTGGTCCTTATAGAAAACAAGAGATTGTTAATACTATTGGAGGGTTAATTATTGAATCAAACCCTGAGCTATCTAAATTATCTAGAGAAAAATTAGCCGAAGCCTTAAATAAAGATAAAAATATAAAATATATGTCAGAGCAATTTTTAGAATACATTGGCCCTGAATACCAAGAATTTATAACAACAGCTAACTATAATTTACTAGGCATATAATATGTCAGAACAAGACAAAAAACCAGATTTTTCAGCTGGGTTAGGACTTCCTAAAAAACAGGAAGTAACCATACCTGATACTTTATCACTTAACTTTTCAGCTGGAGTTTCCCCGACTCCTACGGAAGTAGATACATATAAATCTATAGATGATTTAACCCCTATAGACCTTGCTTCAAAATCTAAAGATGAACGCATAGGAGAGTTTTGGGATAAGTACTTACCTGACGTTTTAAAAGAAGGATATAACAACAGCATAGATGGTATTGCTAAAGAAATATTAACAGGTAACAAAAGATTTGGAGTTCCAAATAGAGATGTTGTTGATAGAGGTATTATGTATGATATAGGCGTAGCGGCATCGTCTTTTCTTTTACCTACCCCTTCAAATATTGCAACATTAGGATTGGGTGCTGGTGCTGGTAAAGTAGCACAAATTGCGGGTGGAAGAAAAGCAACTGAATTTATAGCAAATACAATGATAAAAAAAGGGTTTATGTCAAAGGGTTCTAAAAAAGAATTTGTAGACAATGTTTCTAGAATAGCTTTTACAGAAGCGGGTGCATTTGGAGCACAGGAAGGATTTTATACAGGAGCAGCTGAAATGAGAGATGCTGTAATAAATTCTGAATTTGATATATCTAAGTATCAAAAGATTAAAGATAAAAATAAAAGATATTTAGCAATAATGTCTGACATTGGAAAACAGTCTGACCCACTAGATTACTTGAGAGGTTATGGAGTTGGTGTTATAGGAGGAGCTGGTTTTGGTACTGCTAAATACGCTGGCACGGCTAATAAAGGAATTCTACTAAGCGGTAGAGCTAAAGGAAAATCTAGAGGAATTGAATCTGGAATTGCTGGAGAAATTGGAGCAATAATGGCTTCATCTGGACTTATATATGAAAGAGATTTTGATGCAGAACAAAATAGTCCTTTTATGCAAAATTTTGTTCTAGCAGCAGGTATTGCATCTGCAGCTGGATTACCTAGAAGTACATTTAACTCTTTAAGAGCTTCTTATAAAAAAGGTAAAAGTATACCTTTAACAGAGGTTGATGGAAAAATACTAAGAGGTTTAAATTGGGATGAAATATCAGAAATTATACCCGAATCTGTTGAGCTCCAAAGATATTTAAGACAAGGTTCAGATGTGTTCAAAAGAGTATCAGAGCCTTTAATTAGGTTGACAGGAAGAAAAGGAGACCCTAAAATAACAGAACAGGTTTCTTTATCGATAAAAGATTTAAATAAAAAAAGATTACCTGCTGGTATGGCAAGTGGACCTTATGCTAACGTAGAAATAGTTGGCTCACCTGTAAAAACAGGAGGAAAGAAAGGTAAGATAACTGTAGAAACTAGAGCACCGGAACCTATTCCTACAAGCCTTGATGCAAAGATAGATAGAAAGAGCCTGGAAGTTACAGAAACTGGAGCTAAGTTTAATGTAAAGATTGGAAGAAATACATACGCTTTAGATGAAGTAAACTCAGAATTGTTTTTAAAGAATTATACCTCACAACCTACATTAGCTAAAAATTTAAAAGATAAAAACAGAGGTTATTTTGCTTTAACATTAGAAAGAAGAAGAGCTTTAAGACAACTTAGAGCCGACTCTAATGCCGGTAAAAATGGATTAGAAGAAGGAGATTATATAAGAGCTATAGAAAATACAGCTAATGAATATAATATTGAAAAATGGAGCAACTTAAAAGAACCTCCTAAGATAAAAGATATGACCGACGTTGAACTTAGATTAGTAACAGAACAGTTTGGAGACATACAGTTTATTAAAAATCATGAAAATTTTATAAGAGATGAATTTGGTTCTGTAATAGATGATATAACTGGAGTAGCAGGAGAATCTATTATTGTAAACTTTGGAAAAACATTAGTTGGTAGTTTAGGAAGTGATTTAAAAAGTCCTGCAGCTAGGACAGCTGTTAGACTTCTTTCTAAGTTAGATAGAAATATTGTTACTGCTGCTACTACAAGAATAACAGATTTACAAAAAGCAATTGGTATGGATACAGCTGTACTTAGTATGAGAAAAGTTCTTCCTAGATTCATGACAGGATATAATCCATTCAGAAATCAGAATATGGAAAATTGGATTGTTGGAAATAAAGTAGAACTTAGTAATGGAAAAACAATACCTTCCGGTTTTGATGAATATAGATTGTTAGATGCAAATCCTAAGCACCTAATTACAATGAAATCTAATGCTACTAAAATGATTAAAAAAGGAAACCTAACAGATAAAGAAGTTTCTTTCTTACAAAGAAGAATAAAAACAGTAGAGCAGATAAAAACCATAATGGATGAGACTTACGACGATGCTATAAAAGCAAAGATAAAGGTTGCTGGAAGAAAAGAATGGTACATGCCTTTTGTTATAAGTAAACCTATAAGAGATACTATTTATACTGAAACACTTTCCTTGAACGAAAAAATATCGAAACTTACTAGAGGAGACTTATCCCTAGACCCCGAAGTTGCTCTTAGGAATGCAGACGAAGCAACAAAAACAAAAATAAAGAAAAGCGTAGAAGACTTTGTTACTAAATTAGTCAAGTCTAATGACCCTAATAAAAAAGCTGTTGGAGAAATTTTTACTGAAACAAGAAGGATTTTAGATAGAAAAGGTTCTGTTTTATCAGACGTACCTGAGTATGATGTTTGGGCTGCTGTAAATGCTAATATATATACAGATGGATTTAAAGTATACGCTCCTCTTGAAAAATCTAGAAAAGTAGTGGGTTCTGCTGGAACTATAGATATTGTAGCTGGACTTGTTGAGTCTAAGTCTAAGATGTTAGACAAAAACTTATTAACTCTTTTTACAGACTATATAAATGGTTCTACAAAACGTATTGAACTATCAAAAACATTTATGCCAGACGGAGCATTTTTAGATAAATTAATTTCTAGAATACCGGAAGGAGCAGAGATGTCTGGAATTGGTGCTGCTATAGGAAGAAGGTTAGGAAAAAATTCTTTAAACAAAAAAACAGGAAGTGCTGATGTACCTGAGTTTATATTTAAGGAAAGAGATGCTGTTAGGTTGGTAAAAGAATCTATAACTGGTGAAGATGCTCTTACTAGACAAGGATTATTATCAAACGGACTTTATGCTGCTTCGGAATTTGAAATGTTAAGTAAAATATCTTTAGGTACAGCTACCATACCAAACATGACTCAGGCTTTTATATCTACAATACCTCAGTTGGGAGTAGGTTCTGTTGTAAGAGGATTAACTAATTACGTATTTAACCCTCAGGTTAGAGACATGGTAAAACAATCCGGAGTTACAGCTCTTTCTTTGTTTGATGAAATTTTAGGAGGTAGTAGAGCTTTACAGATTGGTCAAGCTAGGTTAATAAAATTTTCAGACCCTACTCAAGCTTTTATAAAAACTTTTAAAGGTGAAATGGGATTAAAAGATTGGTATACAATGGCAAAAGATTTTGCAGCAAAACCATTTATGGCAATTAATTTATTTAATAAAATGCAAGCTGGAGCTGCTGCTGAAGATTATATTAGAAAGCTAGTGATGATGTATGATGGAAAGATGGGGCTGGCTCAAAATTTAGAAGTTACTGCTACAATGCCTTTAATAAATAGAAAAGCTTATGCTAAGAATAAATTAAAAAACACATTTGGAATAGATGCAGATGAAGCTTTGAAATATAAGAAATCTATTATAGATAGAACTTATAATCCCGCAAATGCTGGAGAAGCTCAAATGAAAAAAAAGATTTTAAGAGGTATGGAATCATATGCCAGTGACTCTCAACAAGGAAGAAACTTTGATAAAGATGCATTAGCTTTAAATGATTCTTATTTTAAACCTTTTACGCTGTTTAAAAGATTCCCTATAAGACAATCTAAATATGCTCTTAAAATAGTTCAAGATGAAATGGCTAATGGAAATATATTATCTCCTCTTTATTTAGCAGCTAGTGGTGCTATTGGTGGCTCTATATCTTTAAAAGCTAGAGCAGATTTATTAAAATATATGTCAGGAGACTTGAGGTTTAATAGCGAGGAAGAAAGAACTAAATACGTTCAATTGGGAACAGGAAAAGAAATTGCTTCTGCAATGGCTGCCGGAGGAGTTTTAGGTGCCTATGGAGATATAGTGGATAACAATGAACCTTTCAATGCTATATCTTTTTTAGTTAAACCCGTACTTCTTGATGACGCTGAAAGAATAGGAACTGTAGCACTAAATAGTATATTGAACTTTGCTACCAATGAACATGATTTAAATATACAGACTAGAAAAAATATGATAAAATTAGGACCTACTTTTGGAAGTATGATAAATGCATCACTATCTTGGTATGCATATAAAGGAGACCTTCCTGAATTTTTGGGAGGAGAAGGCAAGCCACCACCTAAACTATATAGAGACAATGCGGAAACCAGAAGAGGTTATGTATTCCAAGAGATACAAAGAATAATTCTTCTTGGCACTGGCCCAGGAACAGCTAAGTATGAAGACAATGCAGAAGCAGCTGCTAAGTTAGCTTCAGACTGGAATAAGTCTCAATACGTAAAAGATATCCCAGCTCTTGCAATTAATCCGTATGAAAATTCATTAAGGAATCCTTTTAATTCAAAATCCTTAAATAAAAAATTTGTAAAAGAAGTGAATAAAAACAGAGAATATTACGAAGATAAAGACTTCGACATAACACAATACTTAGAGGACTAAGACTATGAAAAGTGAAGACATGAACAATAAAACATTAATGGACTATTTCGGAGAAAAGAGTGCAGAATTTGATTCTTCTGGAAGAGTATCTCCAGAGGAAATGGAACAACTAGAACAAATACTTATGGGTTTAGTAGACCCAGGAAAGAAGCTTAAGCTTGCTGGAACTGCAGCAAAAAGAAGTGGTAAGACCCTTATGAGAATCTTTGACGAATTGATGGGTAGAGGAGCTAAGCAAGCTGACGACTTAGTCGCTAGAAAACCTATTGATACATCTTATATAACAGGAAAGAATCCGAACGCAGTAACCATGCAGGACGTTTTAAAAGGAAGTCAGAAATCTTTAAATATGCCAGCTTTTGAAAGAGAAGCTTTAGGTTTAGTTAAAAGAGTTTCTGTTGGAAAGAGTACTGCTAAAGGATTATCTAAAAAACAATTGCTTGAAAATTCAATTAAATCGAATGAGTCTCAAATAGCTAAACTGCTATACAACCAAGACAGAAGTTTGACAGGTACGATATACGACATATCTAAAAGAGGAAGAGATTTTCTTCCAGCTATAACAAAGAAACAAGGTTTAGCTGGTCCTGGAATGCCAACCTATAGAGCTCAAAGCGACATAATGAAGATTTTAGAATCAATATCTAAAACTCTTAGCAAGGGTCCTTTTGATTAATAAAGAAAATATAGAAACAAAAAATAAACAAAAAACATTGTCGGACGTTTTAAAAGGTGCTGATAATTTTTTGTTTAAGACTGGACCTGAAGCTTTAATAGGTGGAATATCAAAAGGACTAGGTTTAGGAGTTGATATTTTATCTGATTATGTTAAAAACCCTGTTCAAAATATTGCTTTTGATGCAGCTACTTTAGGCTTAGGTAAAGGTATTAAAGGTATTGGTTTGGCTGCAGGATTATTAAATCCGAAGATTAAAAAAGGCTCAGTTTCTCTTTTCAGAGGCGATGAAAATGTTTTACCCACAACTACTGCTATGCAAAAATTAGTTGAAAAAGGCAAGCGTGTTGGTGGGGGTAAAAAAATATTTAATAAAGATAAAGATAATTATCCTGGAGTTCTTTATTCTACATTATTTCCCAATTATGCAGAAAGGTATGCTTCCGGATATTCTCTTACAGGAAGCAAAGAATTGCCTGGAACTGTATCTCAATTTCAAGTTCCTTATGAATATATAATGAAAAAAAATGAACTTGCTAGTGCACAACTTGTTAAGGCCTACGACAAGGTAAAGAGTAAGATGGTAGATTCTCCATTTGAATATAATGCTAATATGGCTGACTATGATTTGAGACGAAATGAAACTAAAATTATGCGTGATGTTGGTCAGGTTATAAGGGGTGCCGTTGGTCAAAATAAATATCCATCTCTTTTAGACATTGAAGAACTTGCTGAAATGGCTGCAAAAAATCCAGAAGAAATTACACATAAAGGTATATACAGATTTAGAGAGGGAATTCCTATAAAATTTTTAGAAAACTTAGAGTTTGTTCCTGGAAAAAATACATCATACAAACAAAAGGAATTTTTAAACGACCCAAATAGGATAAAAGAATTAATATCCTATTTAAAAGAATTACGTTAAAATGGAACGTCAGGCATAACCTTGGCGACACTTGCCTCTGCTTCTTCCACAGTATCATACAAAGTACAAGTATCTGGAGAAAATCCAACGGTTGCCTTTCCAGTAGAGCCATATCTATTTTTAGCCACAACAATATCTAATCCATATTTACCATTCTTTGCATTCTCAAAATTAACAGTCCAAGGATAGTGCGTGAATGCTACAATCTCTGCATCTTGTTCTAGATTACCAGACTCTGCAAGGTCACTAAGCTTAGGAATACGTTCTGTTCTATATTCTATATTACGATTAAGTTGAGAGACTAATATTACAGACATTTCTTCTGACTTGCATAACCACTTATACTTTCTTGAAGTGTCGCCGATTTTTAATCTTAAGTCTCTCATGTCATTAGTAGGATATTCTATAAGTCCTATATGGTCATCAATAACCACATCCGGCTTTATACGTCGTATCTCTCTAAAAGTTCCTTCTAAATTACTAATATTGTCAAACATAAATAATTTGTCGGTATATCTTTCTTTAATAATATTTAAACTTTTCTCAATCTCTGATTTACTAGTAACTGCATTATGTCTTAACATGTGATAAGTTATTCCTTCTGATTCCATAGCAATAAACTTCTTCATCATTTCGGTATTAGGCATCTCTCTGTTGAACATAACTACTTTCTTTCCAGCTAAGACTAAATTCCTAGCAATGTTAGCAACGGTAGTAGTCTTGGCATTACCAGGTCTACCTGCAAATATAGTTATTTCTCCCTTTGTCATACCTGATATAATATTATCAATAGGCTCAAATCCTGTGGTGGTTAAACTTCTCTTGCTAAACAAAGAATCTTTAGTCATAGATAACAAAGCGTCTAAGTCAAATTTTTGTCCCGGCTCTAGATTAAGTAAAGAGCTTGCCGTGTCATGCACGTTAACTAAAAGACTACTTATATCATTTGTATCGTCAGATGCTTTATTAGCAATCTCTTGAGACTGTCTTATAAGTTTTCTTCTTAACCAATCTGAATGTAGTTGTTTTGCATAAGACTCTACATTTGCCGTAGAAGGCACAGACTCTACTAGTCCAGTAATGTAATAAGTAATACCTTTTACTTTGCTAGATATATTAACCATGTCTATAGGTATGTTTTCAGATTTTAAATCTATTATAGCATTCCATATCGTTTGATGTTTTTCTATATAAAAAGCGTCTTTATCTATTATATAGTCTTTTACTACATCTAAACATTTTTCATCTTTTAATATTGAACCTAGTACAGCTCTTTCTGATTCTTCGTTGAATATTCCTAGTCCTTGCATTTATGACACACTCCTTTCACCATAGGTATTGTCTTGTATACAGACTGGTCTAAATATCCTGGCTCAAATTTATTACTGTCTTGCATTTCTATTGCCCAAGCTTTTTGACATATTGGACATCTAGTAGGAACTCTGACCATAGATACATTCTCATTACTAGGTTTAGCTCTCTGTGCAAAAAAATAAGGATTTTTCTTTCCCATTATATATAGGTCTACTATATCCTTATCGAACCAATCTTCGTACCCCTCCGGGTCTACTTGTTTTAAGTATAGATAGTAAGACATAAACTCACTTTTTTCGCGTTGCCACTCTTCTTGTGGCTTATAAGTAAAGACACTTCTCATTTTATTCTCCCTGTATTTTTATTTAACTTAACTGAAAAGTAAGCTGAATTAATTCTAACAAATCTTTGTATCGAATAGTTGCATATATTTCCCCTCTATCTTGTTTGATAAGGGTAATATCGCAATCGTCTGGTGGTAAAAGGTAACTGGCTATAGATTTTCTTACTTTACATTGAACCTTCATTTTTCTTGAGGTTTCTTCATCTAGTAGATAGTCTACAATTAAATCGACTTCTGGAGATTCACCTAAACTTCTTCCGTCACTACCCCAAGCTCTCTTTGCATTGAAGCCATGGGATTGTGCGATGTCTACGCACTCCTTCTCGAATCGATTACCTTTTGCTTTTGATTTACATGCCATATTATAATTTACAAATTTGTTTTTATTTCAGTCAACTTATTTCAAATGCTTTAATTTTTCTATATCAAATCTTTCTGCAGTCCTTTTAACGAATTCGTCAAAAACCATAAATGTCTCTTTCCACTCTCCGTTGTAATACACCTTAGTAACTACAGTATTAGCCAACATTATAGATTGCTCTGTACTTGTGCTGTGAGTAGCTATAACCCCTAGAGATACTTTCTTTGTAGCTCTCCAGTTATCGACAATCCTTTCTATAACTAGTCTTTGCCCAGTAGGAAATGGTGCGTCATCTTTTTTACAGTCTCCTATTAATAAGAATTTATTACCTACTTCAAAGCAAAAGTCAATATCTGTAGGAGAAACAAGCCCATCTTGTAATCCGTCAAATATTATTGATTGTTTGAATCTTTTTTCGTATAAAATTGGTCTTTTCATTTTTTTTCCTTACGAGAATGCCCCTCTAATCGATTATAATTACATTTGCGACATAAGTGTCGTCTAACCTGCCAAATGTCCATAGAGGGGTAACCTCATTTGTTATTTTAGTTTAATGCTCTTTTTTGAGAAAAAATCATATTTTTATTGCAATCTAACCAAAAAAAGGACAAATCTATATGGTCATCTACAATACTTATATTGTATCCTTCTTTAATCATTTGGCTAACTACTTTTTTTGTAACTGAAGGGAATGCTCTATATCTAACAAAGCATTCATTGGTTGACGTTACTCCCGTCTTCTGTATTTTTTCTCTTATCATCACTTCTTTTTTTGTCATTTAATATCTCCCTATATCTTTTACGTAGTATGTGGACGAGATACTTTTCCTCTCGCCCACTTATATCTACTATTGACTTACGTCCTAGCTTACTAAGACGTTTAGTGACAAGGACCTCTGTTATTCCCTTGTCATATCCCAAGAGTTCTTGGAACGAATTCATAATGCTATTCCAGTTAGAAATATCCATTAATCACAATTGTCACAAAATCCAGGACCAAGAGTTTTCTTAGCAGAGTCTATTATATCATCTGCTACTAAAATTACCTCTTCTTCATGTTTGATAAACTGAGACTGGAATTGAGCTTTTATAGAAGTTCGAACACTGGAAAAGCATTCTTCTTCTCCTTCGCATCTATGCTGCTCAATCATCTCAATCAGTGACATTAATTGCTTTTCGTCTAATGTTATAGTATAGTCCATTAGAATGGCAATTCGTCTTCCGTCAATGGCTTTTCAACTACCCTGTTTGATTTGAATACGTTGATAGCAATTGGTGTTACTCTTGTCTCTCCAGATTGGTCGGTCCATTTATCGTGAACAACCTTGATAGTAACTGCGTTACCTGAGATATCAGATTCCATCACCATAGGAAGAAGATATCTTCCTTGGTCGTCTTTTTTCATCTCAAATCCACAAGCCTCGGAGAAAATCATGTAACCTTTATTGTTACCTTGATTATCCTCTAGCTTAGGATGTTTGTCTTTATCTGGAGTTTTAAACCTAAAGTATCCTTTAGACTTAATTTCCCTACCCTTTAAATCTGGGTATCTTTTGTCGTCAAGCTTATAACTAGCTTCAAAGATATCGCTGATATATTGGTTCTTTACAATAATATCTTTTTTGATAGTTAGTTTACTGACAGTAGCTTCATATGTTCCTTCTTCTATAGTAGCATATTTCTTGCCACTAGTATCGTCAGAAGGATTATAATAAGCTACATTGTTATCTATGTCATTTAAGACATCTGATACATTACTCATCTTTAGACTCCTCTATTTTGAGTTTAGACATTACTTTGTCGTAATTGTCTGTGTTTATTTTACCAGATGATAAAGCAATCTCGACTTTTTCTGCTTCCTGTACATCTAGCTGTGACATGACTAGTAGCAATGCGTCATACTGATTTTGACTAAGAGTCTTATCAACGTATTGTTTCCTGTACACGTCATCTGCAACATTACATAGTCTGTTAACTGCAACTTTAAATGCATCTGAATTTGCGGCTTTTAGGTCATTACCTAAGTCCACGTATCCAGCTCCACTTCTAGCTTGTGCTATTCTATGTGCTGCTACTGAGTCAAAACTACGTGGTATACCTTCGTCCATAATCTTTAGACGTCCATGTACTACTATAGCCTTGTCTCCAAGTGTCTCGTACTTTATTACTTCCCAAGACCAGACAGGATAATGTTGGTTTAATCTCCAACGCATATATCCTTCGTCTACGTAATCAAAACCATTTCTACTTTTAACTACGTCTTGAGGAGTAGGTGCTTCTGAGACATTTTGGTGTTTTGAAATCAAAGAACTTTCTTCATAGATTTCTGGTCTACTAGACTCTATGTCGTCAGATATTTGTTGAATATCTTGTTTCACTAAGTCTAACTCACTCATTTTACCCATTTACACTCCCATTATTATATGGACATAGATTTCTTACGTCACAATAAGATTGACATTTTCTTCCATTCCATGTTTGTTCACTACTACATTTCTGAGGCAAGTTTCCAGTCTCTAGAGCTTTAGTTAATTCATCTCTAGCTGTTAAAAACCTATTTTCTAATACCTCATCGTCATATTTTGGTACTTCGATTAAATAAATATGCTTATCTAATCCTCTATCTCTAGACACTGCTAGACCTCCGTCTCTAAGTGTAACTTGTATGTACATGTTATCGACTTCGTATCCTGATTTTGTCAAGAGATATCTATACCAGTTTAATTGCCAACCCCAGTCTCCGTATTCTGCTAAACCTTCGTCGCGGTACCATTGTTTAACCATTTTAGGAGAACCTTTTCTTCCCCATTTACCACTCGATTTGTATTTAGCTCCAGACGGGTCTGGTGTTAGATTGTATGTCATCCCTAATAATTGAGCACATTTATAAGAACCGGTATTTTTATAGTCTAATAACATCTTAGTTTTCTTGTCATACAAGTCTGCTATTCCAGTTATATTAAACTCTTCTAATTTCTGTTCTAGTAGATGTCTATCGTCTTCGTGTTTTTCTAGTCTAGAATGGTGCATAGTTCCTGCTAAGGAGAATGCTCTATCTTGTGGGTCTACAAAGTAGTCCTTAGTCCTTTTTAAATAGGATTCACAAGTTCCAGTTAGAAGCTCAGTAGTTGATGGCTTTCTATTAGGGTCTCTTTCTTTCGACATTTCAATTAAAGTCGGTAACGACATTCCCATTTCTAGGATATCTACATTACCTTCTCTTACATCGTCAAAAGAGACTGTGTTACCATTTGGGTATTTGAAACCAACGGCGGGCACTTTTTGTCTCCTTGGAATTGACGTAGTCTAGCATTAGACTATGTAATTTATCTTTAATTGATACACCTTCTTTTAGGGTTCTAGATTTAAACTTTATCCAAAGTTTTTTATCTACAACAAAAGAAGTTTGATATCTATTTTTCATAAAGCAATATACATATTAAATTTTATTTGAGTCAACATAAACTTTATAACTTTATAAATTAAGTTCCATTAGTTTACTATCAACATCTTGTTTTGAATCGTCGGGTATAGAGTCAAAATATTCCGACAAAATACTATAACCCTCTTTATATCTATCTAAGTCATAAGCTAGTTTTTTGACTAATTCTTGTACTTGTCCTATATATAAAGTTAGCTGTTGTTGACTAAAACTCATTACTTCTACCTCTACTTTAAGGCTATCTATAAGCTTGTCGCCAGTAGTTCTGTTGTCTATTTTCTTCATTTAATCTCCGTTAATTGCATTAACTCTCCAAGCTTTTTATCAAAGCTTTTTAAAGTTAATTGTCTGTTTATTTTTTTAGACCCGTTCGAGCTACACTTAAAATATATCTCTTGCGTGAGTCTAGGCACTGCACCTTTATTCAGTTTTGTCATTCTTCCTCCAATTCAAAGTCTGCCCAATCACGACATTCGCTACATATAGCAATTCCTATGTCGCCGTCTTCTGCAACTTCTGTCATTGCGTTACCACCACAACAAGTTGACATCCAAACACAATCGTCTTTATCTTTGATTTCTATACTTCCTTCTTCATGTTCAATCATTATTTGTCTCCTTCTCTATCAATCTCTTCTAAGATGAATTTTGCGTAGACTAATAATAAAAATACTAGAATTACTATTACGACACTCATTTAGAATCCTCTAGTATAGCTAAGACTTCAGCTTCTCTCATTATCAAGTATTCTTCTCCGTCGGTATATATAATAGTACCTGCATAATCTGGATATGTAATATAGTCGCCAGACTTAAGAGTCTCAACTTTCGGTCCCACTTCAAGGACTACTCCCTTATTTGGTTTCTTTTGAGTTTCAGAAGAAACTAAGATACCGCTATCCGTCTTCTCTTTTACTGCGTCTGCTTGTACTAGTAATCTATTATCTAATGGTTTTATTTTATTCATCTTCTTTTCCTCCTAGGATTTCTATTGTCATTCTAATTTCACCTGCCAACCATTTCATAGTCGTAGGCTTTATTCCCGATTCATCTTTTTCTATTAAATCTAATAGTCCGTCTAAATGCGTAATAGCATTATCTACTTTCCATTTTACTATTGTTCTCATTCTTCCTCCATTTTTAGTCTTTCTGTCGGGTCATACATCTGACCAACATCATCAATTACCATTTCATCGTCGCAAGTCATATTGTCTAGAGCATAGTCGTTATTCTTCTCTTGCTCTGCGTCTAACTTAGCTTGGTAGTCGTCTTGAAATTTAGGTTTACTATGTTCGTCTAGTTCGTGGTTTTCTCCAGTGTTGTTATCAACTAGCTCCGACGCCCAACCTGCACCTGGTATGTATGTGCATTTTATTCTAAATCCTAGACTATGTAGTTTTGATGTCGCATTTACTACTTGTCTCTGTAATCTTATTGCTTCTTTACTCATTACTCACCTCCATTTTATAAAGATACTCCGACATATCATTGTCGTCTCCTGCCATACTTATATCTTCTATAATATGACTTAAGTCTAACTCGCTTGTATTTACTTGATACTCTACTCCGTCTAACATTACAAAGACTCCACTTAGCTCTGCGTTATTTCTTAAGTATCCTGATGTTATTTTCTTACTCATTACTGCCTCCGTCTATTCCCTTGCCTTCCATTCCTGGAAAAGGTCTAGGTTGTTGTTCTTCTGCAAAGTAGTAGTCGTCGTCATAAGTGTCGCAGTTATAATCTCCGTCTAGCCACACTAGTAAGTTACTCTTAACTTCGTCGTATATTTCGTCATATATAGAATCTAAATCGTAGTTTTCATTAAATTCTCTTATTGCGTAATTTACTGCGTCTTCATTATTCTCTGCCTCTACATCTACAGTAGTCTCAAAACTAGTCATTAAATCTGAAATGTCATATTCTACTGGAATGCTTACTCTTACTTTATATTTCTTATTCATTATTTTCTCCGGTTAAAGTGGTGGATAGGTTTGCCAACCGATTATATTCGCAATTAAATATTAGGGAAAGGCGGGGTTCAATACCCGCAACTATCCTTATAATAGTTTTTAATTGTTTATATTTATCCACCACTAGTTTCATATTCTTAAGATAATACATATTATATACATAAAATCCAAGCTTTTTATTGTCATTTGTCAATTATTTTGTCCTTTCTAGTCGAGCTGTCATTGAGCTACTATAATAATATTATAAAAATAAATCCAAAAAATAGCAGACAAAACCGATAAAAATGTCGATTCTACCTGCTATTCTCTTTTTATGCTACAAGGTATACTGGAGTAATTCCCTGTTTCTACCATGAACGTCAAATAGACTTCCAAGTTCACTTGCATAATATGTGCTAGATATTAATGGATAGTCTATTAAAGGAAACTGACTACCTAAGCTATCTACGTATTTGAATGACATTGTCTTTTTGTCAAACTCTACTATGCTTGTTCTATTGTCAAAACACTTGTCTATATGTTCTTTATCTGCGTTTATCTCAACCATACGAGACTTCATAAATTCTGCAGTTTCGTCAGGTATGTTGAAAGTGTCAAATATATTACTAATAGACATTACTGCTTGTTGTGGTCTTGTTCTCACATGATTCAACATAGGTTGCAATAGATAAGGTTTATCTCTTTTTGGCAATCTAAGATAACGTCGCATTTTCTCACTATCTGTCATATAACCCTTAATCGACACAGAATCTCTAGCATAGGTATTATTAGATTCCATCTCTCTTACCTTTTTGTCAATCGCTCTATTATACAACGATTTAAACATTCTAGACTGATTAAGGTTTGGGTCGTATGCAAACTCGTCACGCATACTCTGCCCTATTTCATAAGCAGTGTCTACGACATTAGACCAAAATATAGACCAGTGTCGCATTTTTTCGGGGTTCAATGTCCCTGCGTGGTATCTTATCTCTATACCTTGATTAGCCTGAAAATGAGAATGGAGATTAAATCCATGATAACGCTTGTCGTTATATTTGTCGTTAGTAAAAGAACCATTGTCATACCAAAAATCGACGAATGCATCTCTACTTGTAATATAAGAGAAGTCGTTAAGCGACTGACTGACAGGCTTACACCACCTACCATTTAATCTAGAAGGAGGAACCCACATATAGACGTGAGGCTCTATCAACTTAACTAGTAAAGTTAAGACAGAAAAATGATACCAGTCATAATCTCTGCAGTCTATATGTAAATGCATACCACAATGTCTACTTACGTAGGCACCATTCGCATGCTTCAATACATCACATATCGTCTGAACGTCCTTATGAAGGATATCGCCTCGTCTAGGTTGCATAACTACTTCTGTCCCATACTCATGCTCTCCTCTTCTTACGGAGCCGTCTCCAGGAATATGTAGTCTACCTAAATGCCTATTGTCTTCAGGGTTGTTGCTTCCTAATATAGTATGGTCTATATTACATTTATCTTCTAATCTACTTTGTGCTATAGACATATCTAATTCAAATCTCAAATTACCTTCATCTACATATTCATGGAAATTAGTCTCTATCTCAATTCCCATATATCTTTTAGAAGGTATCAATTTAAATGTGTCTCTAGAGTAGTAGTCTTTTCGAGGACTAGTAAAAGACTCTGCAGTTTTAACGTATTCGTTAGAATATACGTCCCATGAAGGATAATCGTCAGATGGTTGATAACAATCTTCGCAATAATATTCTCCTTCATTTTCGTCGTAGACAAAATTGTCATGAGTGTCTTCATGTCCACATTCATAACAAGTAGATATGTTCTCACTATAACAATCGTCGCAATAAGGGTCTGAATTAACCCAATAGATATTGTCTACATGGGTTGTTTCGTCGCATTCTCTACACATTGTGTAATCCTCGTCGCAACTCTGACATATTTCGTCGTTATCGGCATTATAAACCGGTTCGTCTGTAGTTATGTCTGTGCTACAATCTGCACAACACTCAATTTCAGACTCTATCGCTTCGTTAATAGCTCTATCTGTCTGTGGCATTAGCTTCCTCTTCCCATTTTAAGCTGTCGTAGTATTGTTCTTCAGATATCTGTTCTTCAGACTTTATTTCGCCTGAGACATTATCTAGAAAATACCACTCTTGCTGTGTTTCGTCCCAAAACCACTCCTCCGGTCTACCTCCGTAGACTTGTGATAGATGTAATGTCTCGTTATCTATCATAGACTGGGGAACTATAGGTTCCCATTCGTCGTCTGTAAGACTCCAGGCATTCGTCTGAACTTGTGTTGGGTACTTGTTAATCTGATATTGATATACTCTAGAATCGTATTTAAATGATTCTTTGACTACATTCATTTTCTCGTCAGTAAACTTACTAACGTCAAACGTGTAAAGTGTATTTTTATTTAAACTAAATACGTCTGCTTCAATGTTATTCATTGTCAATGCGTCCTCAATAAATTCCGATTCACTAGCATAAAATAACGTCTTCATTGACGGAATGTATGCCACGTGTAAAGGTCTATTACTTTCTCTACATAGATATAATACCATTGGATTTGCTTTGACAAAAGACAACGCAAAGTCTGAGTCAAAATCTTTGACTGCTTCTTGTATGTTGTCGTTGTCGTTAATTGCTTTAAATATCAATTGAGAGTCTACCGGACATTGTTTGTCTAATTGAGTCTCCATTTCTTTGACATTGTAAACACAGCCATTATGAGCACCGACGACGTCGCCTACTCTGAAAGGGTGTGCATTTGATTTGACTATTGCTCCTTGTGTAGCAAAACGCGTATGTCCTAGCAATATAAATGAATCGTCTTTTAATGACTTAACAGACTCGTTATATTCCAAAGTGTCTACAAATTTACTAGACGGCAATAGTGACTTGTGAATCCTAGTCGAACTACCGACTCTTGCAATTCCTGACGATTGACTACCTCTAGTCTCGCTATCTATTGCAATTTCCCTTAATACCTTTTTGACAATATTTAATTGCTTCGTAGTATAAGGTGTCGGTGATTTCGCTATTCCATATATTCCACACATAGTCTAATCTCCTATTTTGGTTATCGTTACATTAATTGTCTTTCGACAAGTCTTCGTGACAAGGTCATAATCGACGAGAAAGGATTTCGTCTCTATGCTCTCGACAAAGCCTAGATAATAATTATGCCTTGTCACTATTAATTCGTCCCTACTCGTCTAGCTAGTGTTAATATCCTAGTAGACTGATTGTTAAAACTTCTCGTATTGTGTTGCCATACGTTAAATAAATCTCTTGTCAAGTTCTTATACTTGCGTCTTAAAAACCAAGCACGTCTGTTATAATCTAACTTTCTTTGCTCAGAAAGGGACAACGTAATTTGTCGTCCCTTATTATCTTTCTTCATTACTATCATTTTATAGTCTATCTCTCGTTATAAGGTGTAAGCATTCTAACCCGTCGTTTAATGATTCATATCCGTTTGTCATTAGGTTAGCCATCTCTACGCATTCCGTCTTATTAATCTCTAAATCGGCGACTAATATATTTGCGTCTACTCTTACATTTAATATCGCTCTTTTAATACGTCCTAATTCATTGACTATACGTCTACGTTCTTTTATCTGTTCATCTATCATTTTTCTTCCTTTTCTTCTTCTAGTTTACGTTCAATCATTATGACTAGATTATATAACCTGTCGCAAGTGTCTACACACTCACACCACGTTATTAAGTTCTTAAGAAGAGTTCTAGTCTCTAAGTTAATACCGAGATTATAATTTACTCTCTTACCTCTTATTATAATCTTACCATTTTCGTCTCTTTTTATCATTTGTCTTCCTTTCCCTTTAAGACATTACCGGCTTTAATAAATAAATTAATTAAAGACTTTTTGTCTATTGTTAACCCGTTATTATAGTCTTCTAATTGAGAATTGACTATATTTTTAACGTAGTTTAAATATGCTACGCTTTTATTATCGTTACATTTTTTACACATTATGTCTGCTCTCTTTCCTAGACATCATAGAGTCTAGCTTATTGTTTATATACAAAGTCTTAATCAAATCTTTTGTCTGTTTTGTGGGGTTAGACATTACCTGTCAATCTGTCTGTTACGTCTTGATTGTCTCTTTGCCTTGCGTAGACTTTTAAGTCCTTTTTCTACGTTTGACGTTTCTAGAACGTGTCTTCGGCTGTGTGTCTCATATTTGTCCATATAGTTGCTATCGACTCTTAATATTGTATTGTCCTTTAAATACTTGTTAGCGTAAAGGGCAATTACTACGTCTGACTCTGCTTTAGACATGCTTTCGAATACGTCTACGTCTCCTGCTTTGTCTTGATACCTAGGACGGACAAGCTCTATGGTAACGTCTACCCTTCCTTTATTGTCTTCTATTGCATAAACCTCAATTCCTACCTTTGGCTTCGGGACGTCGATTTCTCGTGTCCATAATTGACTGCAACAAGGACATTTATCAGTAATCGTCTTTTTCATTGTTTCCGACATATTATTTCCTTTCGTCGTTTTTGAAATGCGTTGTAGATGTAATTATTTGCATAGCAAAATATACAACTTTTTGACGACAATAACAAGCGACGTTCGGGTTTATTTTGTCCAGCCTAAACTATTTTGTCGGGGAGGATTGAAAGCTAGGCGAAAGTCTAGCTTTCAGCTATAGTCCAGCTTACAGGTGGATTCTCACAGGATATAAAAAGAAAAAAAGATTATAAAAGACAAAATAATCCTTGTGCCTTATGTTAGAAATGACTATTTTATAGGTATGAGTAACAAAATAACGCAGGGATTAGCAGAATTACTAAAAGCCAAAGGTATAACTGCCCAAGAAATGAAGGACTTTAATGTCTCCGTTTCAGTTCCTGCAACAAATGAAGGACGCGTTGTTGCTAACGCGTCGAAGTTGGCACAAAGCAACGACAAAGCCGTCGCAAAAGATGGCGAAAGAATCTTAGAATTAATTCAAGATTCATCAAGAGAGAAAGAGTTAAATTCTCTAATTCGTAAACACGAGGGCGAAATGGTTTTTACAAAGCCCCTTAAAAATGCCGAAACCGGCGAAATAGAAGAGACTGAAACATTGCCCCAATTAAAGGACAATTTTGAGTCTAGGAAGGTATAATATAACAAAAGCCCCGCTTTCTTAGGACGTTAGCGGGGTTCCTCTATACCGGCTATAATTTAGCCGGTATAATGGGTATCGTCGGGGGTTAGAGCTAGACTAAGTCACTTATAGTCTAGCTCTAAAGGCAGTCACTATTTATCTCGCGATACAGCTCATTGCTTTTTTTTATTATTATATACAAAAAAATACCCCAGGATTTTACTCCCAGGGTATCTTTGGTTACTATCTGATAAATTCAGAATAGACATCATTTCTTATTCTCTGGACGTCGTCGTTAGTTACGCAGTGACTTTCAACAATCTCATGAACTCTATTTTCCAAGACTTCAACCCTCTCGTCCCAGTCCTTAGCATACTTCATACCTTTATTGTAACCATTGCTATATTCCGCACTTATGGCCTGTACTATATTCATTAGTACACTAAGTATCAAAGCCATTATTATTATTTCATTCATTGTATTTCCTTTCGTTGTGACGGGAGCCGAAGCCCCCGCCGTTATTGTTATTTAGATTCTCTCCAACCCTGTACTCTTTTGCCGTAGTGGGAGTTAGATTTTACAATCTCAAGTACTAAGTTGCCATCATCCGTATATGATGTCTCGTATATTTCATAGTAATCATCATCATTGTACTGGGCTAAGGTTCTGATTATGATACGCTTCTCTGTATCAATCTCGGGCCTATTCTCTGCTATGCGTACTATATCATCTATACTATTTGTTTCCATTGTATGTCCTTTCATTGTTATGTTTATTTCTGTCATGATAGATATTAGGGGAGCCAATATTAAGAGTCAAGTAAATAATGCAAATAAATAAAAATAAATAGCGACGGAGAATATACAATATTTAACGAAGGTTATCAGAAAACCAAATTTTCAACCTTTTTTTGGAATTTCCAATTAGGAATACCCCCGCCGGCTTTTTAAAACACAAAAGGGACACACAAAAACCTGCTATTTTTCAACCAAGTAGCAAATTTCGGGGTTATAATGGTATATAATATAAATTTCGGGGCTTTCAAAAATTTTGCGATTTGTTTTTTAGGAACACCCTCTCCGAGCATCGAACATTATTTTAAATTAAGATTTAATAATTTAAGCATTTATTGAACATCGAACATTAGTGTTTTTTTTCGTCCTTCGGACTGTTAAAGTTAGTCTGTTTGCTTTACTTGAGTCAATATATTTCTTTATTGTTAACCCTTTTTTGTATTTGTAGCCAAATATAGAATATGGAGTACTAAGAACATTGAGTTATTGACGTGTCGTGCGTTTTTTTAAAGAAAAGTAATATTTTATTTGACTTGTGTAGTAGTTTTTATGTAATTTGCATACACAATTAACAATATGGGAGTATTATGAAAGAAAAAACAATGGGATTACACATAGGTGGTCATGATTATAGTATATTAGAGCTATCATTAGAACATGAGGACAGTAGTAAAGAATTATACGGAAGACACCTAGTAAAAGAGAATTTAATACTTATTAACAAAGATATCCATGATTCAAGAAAGAAAGAGACATTGATGCATGAGATATTACACGCATTGTTCTATAATTATGGCTTAGAGCACGATGAGAGTAAAATAGATGCAATCTCTAATGGATTGTTTCAACTGGGAGTAGCAGAGTTCTTATGGAAGAAATCACAAAAAAAATCATAAAAGCAAAAAATGAGAAGAATTATAGTCTAGTTCAGAAATTACAGCAAGAAGTAGATATATTAAGACGATTAGAAGATAAACCCGATATGGAGGATTTTCCAAAACATGGAACAAAAAAAGACAACAGCTGAGAATGTAGTATTACATATAAAAGATAACTTTCCTGAAACAGAACAAGAATTTCAAAAGATACTTAATACTATGTATATGACATTTTGTAAAAAACAATTTGACTACGGTCCTGGCAATATTGCTATGGGAACTCAATTAAAATCAGAGGAAGAAGTCAATATAGCCTTATTAGGTATTATAGTAAGGTTGAATGATAAGATAAACCGACTAGTTAACCTATCAACTAAACATAACTTCAAGGCACAGAATGAGCCTATAGAAGACGCGTTTTTAGATACTGCTGTATATGCAGTGATGGCGTTAATAGTCAAAAACCAGAAATGGGGTAAATAATGGCAAAAGCTAAGAAAAGTAACACAAAGACTACAAAAAGAACATACGCGAAAAAATCGTTGTCTTTTTGGGATAGAGTAGCAAGAGGGGTCGGACGACTGTTTTCTACTGCATTTCCCAAGAGAGGTAGATAGTGTCAATAAATAGATGGACAGAAGATGAACTTGAAATTTTAGATAAATATTCAAGAACAAATAAGTCTGCTTTTGAATTATATCAAATGATTAGAATTGCGGGATATAATAGAACATACAAAGCAGTTACTAGAAAAATAGAAGCTTTAGGATTAAGAAAGCCTGAAAGATATTCTACTGGACATGATATGACTATTGGTTATTTAGATATTGAATCAACAGGTTTTAGTGCTAATATTGATATAATGTTGTCTTGGTGTATAAAAGGTAGAAGTAATAAGAAGGTAGAAGGTGCTTGGATAACAAGAGAAGAGCTTATGTCCAAAAATCAAGATGCTAGAATATTAGAGCTATTAGTAGATGAAATGAATAAGTATGATGTTATATATACTTACTATGGAACACACTTTGATATTCCGTTCATTAGGACTAGAGCTTTACACCACGGAACATTTTTTCCGTTACACAACCAAAAATCTCATAAAGACTTGTATTATCCTGTAAAATCAAAGTTAAAGCTTCATAGCTCGTCATTAATGGCAGCAACTGAATTCTTTGATATAAAGGGAAAAACAAGGGTTGAGCCTAAATATTGGGCACAAGCTAGATGGGGAGACGAGAAGTCTATAAAAAAGATATATGAACACAATGTGGCTGATGTAGTAATTCTAGAAAAATTACATAGAAGACTAGAAGAATACATCAACCCTACAGTTAACCCGCTATAATAGGAGACGAAATGGCTGAAAAAGAACAAATGATGAAAATCATGCATAATGAAAAAGAATATGAGTTTTTACATTCTGAACTATCAGATGAAGCAAAAGCTCAGTTTTTAAGAGCGAATCAACTTGGAGCAGCTTGCCAACAAGCAGAGCAAGACTTAATGGAGAAACGCTTTCTTTTGAATAACTATATAAACTTCGTTGTTGATGAACTTAACAAAGATGTTGACGACAAAGAGGAAAAATAGTTAACTTATGAAAACAAGAACAGTAAACGGCGACACTAAATACTTATTTGATAACGTAGAAGAGTTTGCAGAATATAACCCTTCCGTCTCTCTTTGTGAAGACTGGAGACATGCTTCTGTAGATGATTGGATTGTGTCAGATGATGGGCAGGTTTGTCAAGTACTGTATGTCGGGATATTAAAAAGACCCGACAGAAAAAAAGAGACTACATTTATTAGAACTATAATAGGTTCTTTTGTTTGTGGTCCAAACGTTACTATGACGGGAGAAATGCGTACTAATATGCATACATTTGCAACAGATGGCAAATCTCCCTCAGTACGTAAGAAAGAAAGAGTAAAAGCAACAGAAAAAGAATTTTTATTTGCTAAATATGTAGCAAAGGGAGATGATGTTGTAGATGCTTATATGACTGCTTTTCCTAGTAAAAAGAAATCATATGCAGCTTCTCAAGCAAAACTGTTGCTAAAAACCGATAGGGTGAAAAACTTGATTAGAGAAGAAGTAGATAAGCATTTAAACGAAGCAGAGATTACGCCTAAGTATCTTTTAGAAGAAATGAGAAACGTAATAGATAAATCTGAGTCTAGCGATAGAGATAAGATTACAGCACTAACAACATTAATGAAAATATCCGGAATGATGGATACTGAGAAAAAATCAGAATCTGTTACATTATTCCAAGGATTTTCCAAGGAGCAACTAAATGCAATTCAAGAATCCAAATACGAAAAATTGGCTGAAGTTAAAGCAGATATCGAAGAAAAATAGATGTCATATATGTCACTATCATCTTAAAAAGACTGGTGTTTATATATGGGATGCTCGTAAAAAAGATTGTAGCGGTATTAAATGTTTTAACTGTTTAACCATCTATTCTCCAAAATTTTTAATTATGGAGATGGGAATACCTAATACGGTAGGGTATTCTTGATGAGGTTGGCTGTATATGGAACACTTAGAAGAGGATATCCCGATACTGGTAAAGTAGAAGGATTTAGTTTAGTTTTTCCCGGAACACAATCTTTTCCAGCTGTTATTAAAAATGAAAAAGGAAAGGGTGCTGTAGTTGAGTTAGTAGATGTTACATTAGAAGACCTTAATATGTACGATGAATATGAAGGTGTAGCAAATGGGCTATATATAAGAACAACAGCTCCTATTAATATGGATGACGGAAAAACAGAGAAAGCTTGGATATACGTAGCTGGTCCACAACTTTGGGCAAGTTCTAGTTCCTTTACAGAAGTTCCTGATGGTGATTGGCACTCAATAAAAACATTACAAATGTTAGATAGGGTTTATGAAAAAGAATTCCAAGAAGCCTGAATTATTTAATATAGTTCCACCAGACTTGTCACAAAAAGAACAAGCCTTAGAACTAGCTAGGAAAGACATTATAACCTTTGGTCAAATGTTTTTGCCTGAAGATTTTATGAAATCTACTCCAGCTCCTTATCAATACGAGTTAAGCGACTTGTTGTTAGGAGATGAAAAAAGAGCTTGCATTATATTACCTCGTGGTCATGCAAAGTCTACATTAGCAAAAACAGCGTTATTATATCAATTATACTTTTCTCCTCCAGAAAAGAAACAATTTATTGCTTGGGTGTCTGAAGAGCAGTCTCAGGCAATTGACCATATTAAATACATTCAAAACCACATAGATGTTAACCCTGCCTTACAATATTACTTCGGAGATTTAAAAGGTAGTAAATGGACAGAAAAAGAGTTTACTACTGCTAGAGGAGATAGGATTATCGCTAAAGGTACAAGTCAACGTTTACGTGGTCGTTCTCAGTTAGGCTTAAGATATACTAATATTATACTTGATGACTTCGAATCAGAATTAAATACTAAAACACCGGATAGAAGAAGGGAGATTAAAGAATGGGTAATGTCTACGGTAGAGCCCGCATTAGAAAACTCAAAAGAACAAGAAGGGTCAATATGGCTTATTGGTACAATAGTCCATTATGACTCTTTTCTTCAAGGCGTATATGACGGATATCTAGATGCCGAAAAAGAAGGAAGGAAATCTGCTTGGAATGTATTATATAAAAAAGCTATGGTTGACGGAGTTCCTTTATGGCCAAATTACTTTACAAAGAAAAAATTAGACGACATTAAGTCAAGGTTCTCAGAAATGGGATTAACTCACAAGTTTGCTCAAGAGTACATGAATGAGGCTAGAGATTTAGAAACTGCTAAATTTAAAATTGATAGAATAAATAGGTATAGAGGGCATATAGAGGAAAGAGGAGGATTTAATTATATGATGATTGATGAATCTGCTATTCCTGTAAATGTATATATGGGAGTTGACTTAGCTTACGAAACAAATGCTAGAAGTGACTTTCAAGTTATAGTTACAATTGCAATAGATAGTGATAGAAACATATATTTAGTTGATTATTATAGAGAGCACTCTCCTCTATATGACATGCCTAGAGAAATTATAGATATCGCAAGAAAGTATCACCCAGTAAGAAGGGTTAATGTAGAGAAAGTTGGGGCTCAAGGTATTATTAAAGACCATGTTAATAAATTAGCTGGTAGTGATAGAAAATTAGCTCCGGGGCTATCACAAGGAATTAGACCTCCAGGAGGTATCAAAAAAGAAGATAGGCTTGAAGCACTGTTATGTCCTATAGTTAATAGAAGAAAACTTTTTATAAAAAAAGAACATGATGCTATTGTCGACGAGATGTTTGAATTTCCAAAGGGAAGAAACGACGACCTTCTTGATGGTCTATGGTATGCTGTAACGACAGCAAAGCCTCCAAAGAGTTCTGCTATAGATATTAACAAGTTAGGTGAAAGACTAGAAAAAAGAGAGAGTAATCTAGCTAATAGAACTATTAATTGGATAACTGGACAAAAAGTTTAAATATCTCTTGACTAAAGAAGAGATATTTATTTATTTTTTAAGTAAAACTAATTTAGGATTTTATGGCAGAATACGACGAAAATAAAAGTAAACCTCAAATTTCCAGAGAATTATTTAGAAGATGGAGAGACGCTAGGCAGCAATGGGACGCCGAAGCTAGAAATGCGGTAGACTTTACACTTGGGAATCATTTTACAGAAGAAGAATCTACAGCTTTACAATCTGTGGGTCAAGCAGACTTTGTTATAGACAGAGTTTATGCAGCAGTTGACAAATTAAAATCTTTGTTAACAGCTAGACCTGCTAGATTTTCTGCTATTGCTAGAGAAGATTCCGATAATAAGCTTTCTAATATATGGAAAACAATATTAGAGTACGTTTGGGACATATCAAACGGAGACTCTACTTTTAAACAAGTAGTACACGATTACGCTGTCACTGGTTTAGGGTACATGTATGTATATGTAGACCCAGAAGCCGACTATGGAAGAGGTGAAGTAAAATATACTCACGTCGACCCTTTCAGGGTATATGTAGACCCTGCATCAAGAGATAGGTTCTTTAACGATGCATCAGGAATTATATTGTCTACGTTCTTAACAAGACAGCAAGTTTTAGATTTATATCCTCAGTTAGAAGAATCTATTGACGATATAGAGGTTGGAGTTAATTCATTATACGGAGAAGACTATCCTTCTTCAAGCTTAAAGAATTCTCAAAATGTACTTACTCCAGCAGAAGCAAAGAATTTAGATTACAATGTTAATCAAAAATATCAGATATTAGATAGGTTTTATAAATTAAAAGTTCCTTTCTATAGAATATTTAATGCTATAGATGGAAGTGAAAAAATTGTAGACCCTGATGTATATTCTGTTATTATAGAAGATGAACAGACTATAGCTGCAATAGAAAGAGGTGCTATAGAAATAGAAGAAGTAATGCAAACAAGAATTGCACAATGTAGTACAATTGGAGATGTGTTGTTATATGAACGTATTTTAAATACAGATATATATCCAGTTGTTCCTTTTGCAAATATTTGGACTAATACTCCCTATCCAAAGTCGGATGTGAACAAGGTTAAAGACTCTCAAAGGCTTTTAAATAAGCTATTCTCTTTGACCTTGTCGCACGCTCAGTCTGCAGCTGGATTAAAACTTTTAATACCGGAAGGTAGTGTTGACAGTATTAGTCAATTAGAAAAAGATTGGGCAAACCCAAACGCGGTTATAGAATATAATCCAGAGTTTGGTGAGCCTCACTACCCACAACCAGCTCCTTTAACTAGTGAGTTTTACTATTTAATAGATAGGGTAGAGAAATATATAGATTTAAATTTTGGGATACCTGAATTATTACAAGGATTTAAGGACGGGGCTCCTGAATCTGTTAGAGGAACCGCTCTTTTATCAGAGATGGGAGAATCTAGAGGTAAATCTAAATTAAGAGATATTGAGTCAAGTTTATCTATGGTAGGTCAAGTTGTTTACAACTTAGCTAAAGACCATTATAAATTTGCAAAGACTTTTAGAATTGTACAACCGAACAATGATATTACTGAATTTGCAGTTAATATGAGATTGTATGATGATAAGAAGAATGAAATAGCGACCATGAAGAATGATATTCAACTAGGTCAACATGACATTCGCATAATATCAGGTTCAACTTTACCAAGCAACAAGGTGGCAGAATATAATATGTACCTTGATGCTTACAAGTTAGGCCTGGTAGACGATGTTGAGGTTTTGAAAAAAAGCGAAATCTTCGACAAAGAAGGTGTTCTTCAAAGAAAAGGTGCAATGGCACAAATGCAACAGTATATTACACAGCTTGAAAATCAAGTAAAGAAACTGAGTGGCGATTTACAAACATCTGAACGTGAGCAGGTATCTGCTAGAAAACGTACAGAGGTTGAGAAGTTTAAATCTGGGTTAAACGAGATTTCTTCTGCCAGCAAGGTTAAAGAAAAAGAAAAGGTAATGCAGTTAGGCAATTTGGTAGACCGAATGAATCAATCTTTGGAGGAAGATAATAACGAACCTGGTTCCGAGCAATAAAGCTAAATCAGGAGAGGAGAAAAAACAATGGCAAAAGAACAAGAACAACAACAGGTTGAAAAGCAAGACCCAATAGTAGAATCCGTGGTGGAAGAAAGTCTTTCATTACAAGAGGATATCGTTGAAAATGGTGTAGAAGCATCAGAAGAAGTGAATTGGGAAGTAGAAGCTAAAAAGTTTCAATCAATGTACGACAAAAAAACGGCAGAACATGAGAATCTTAGACAGGAATCAGATGATTTGATTCAATTAAGAGATACTTTAAATTCTAGACCGGAACTAGTAGACGTAATTGAAAAAAATCTTGCTGGAGAATCAGTTGAGGGCATACAAACGGAACAAAGTACAACTCCGGAAAGTTTTGACCCTTGGGACGCCTACTACAAGCCTGAATCTGAATCCTACCAATTTAGAGTAGGACAAGAGAAAAAGCTTGTACATGAAACAGTAGATAAAGAACTAGCTAAACTACAAAATCAGATGGCGATGAATAATTTAAAATCAGAATTAGTTTCAGAACATAATCTTGGAAAAGAAGATGCAGAAAGGTTTTTACAATTTGCGACTACACCAAAAGCTAACCTTCCAATTGAAACACTTATTAAAGTGTGGAAAGAAAAAGAAGGTAAGTCTAGTGGAGTAAAAACAGAAAATGAAAACTTAGCTGCTGTTCAAAAAGCTAAATCTATTCCTAAACCAGCAGGAGTACTTCAGGGCGGTAGACAACCGGAAAAATCTGAAGGAGACCAGGTTTGGGAGAGAATTATGAAAACCGGAAGAGGCGGTAGGTTAGCTAAATAACAGTTTAGGAGACTAAAATGGCTATAAATAGCGGAATACTAAAAGCTTCCAACATTACAGCTGCGGCATCAAGTGCCGGTTATGGGCAGGCCCCAGACCAAAGAAAACTGTATGATTTCTCTGATAGAGTTGCAGAATTAACTCCAGAAGAATCACCTTTTTTCACATACTTGGCGAATGTTTCTAAAGTTGCGACTGATGACAATGTTTTCAGATTTCTTGAAAACAGAACTCAAATCAATCACACCGATAGAAGTTTTAAATTAGCAGCAGCAGTAAATGGCGGCTCAGCAGTAGTAGCTGATACTTCATATGCATTCACCGTTGATGACGGTGCAGGAGCAGCAATTTCCTTCCTTACAAAAGGAATGGTTTTTGCAGTTTCTTCATTAGACACAGCAGCAGGATACACTCAAGTATTAGTTAGAGTAGAATCTGGACCAGCAGCTGGCTCAGCTTCAACTACCTTTCAAGGTAGAATAATCGATTTATCAGGAAATACAGCGACTGGTTACAACATTCTTTCAGACAACGATTCAGCCCAAATTATTGGGACATCGTTTGAAGAAGGAACTGCGTCACCAGACACATTTTCAGATACATTAGATGACGGATTTGGTTATACTCAAATCTTTAAAACAGCCTGTGAATTAACAAACACAGCAATAGCAACACGTCACCGTGGATATGCTAACGAGTTCGATAGAATATGGGCTCAAAAGTTACGTGAACATAAAATTGACATTGAAAGAGCTATGCTCTTTGGTCAAAAAGCTCGCGTTCAAGGTGTTCAATATACAGAAGGTCTAGTAGGAAATATCCTTAAAAATGTATCTCCAGTAGTAGACGACTCTGCATTAGCTTATTCTTCAGGAAAAGGCTACTACAGAAGTTGTACTACAGCTGAGTTAACATACGATAGATTACTATCAGATATGGAAGTAATATTTGACCCAGCAAGAGGCGGAGCAAGTGAAAAACTTGTTATGGCTTCTTTACCAGTAATTTCATTTTTTAACAAAATGGGCGATGGTGCGTTTATGTCTAACTCTTTATCGTATAATAAAAATGCGTCAGAGATGACTACACCAACAGCAACTGGAACAAACAGCAGTCCTTACAGAGTGAATATGAGCGACGTAGAAGGTTCATTCGGACACAAGTTAATGGAAATTAACACTGTGCACGGAAGTATGTTCTTAGTTAAACAACCTCTCTTTAGAGGTATTGCAAGTGGAATGATGGTGATGGCTGATATGAGTCAGTTAGCATACAGACCACTAGTAGGTAATGGTATTAACCGTGATACTCAAATTATGACAAATGTACAAAGTGCAGATGAAGATTTGAGAAAAGATATGATTCTTACAGAAGCAGGTCTTGAAATCACATTACCAGAATCTCACGCTCTATATAATGTGGAGGGTTTGTAAGATGAAAACAGACAGAATCAATGAAAATAGTGGTGCATACGGTTCAGCTAACAGAGATGTTGTGCTTATTCCAGATGCAGCGACTTATACAATCTTAGCAGAAGACTCAGGCATAATTCACGTTTGTCCTAACCTTACTGCCGATATTGTAGTTACACTACCAGCAGAAGAACTTGGATTAAGTTACGAGTTCTGGTATGGCGGTGCAGCAGCAGACGCTCAAGACTGGCAATTTGACACTGGTGCAAATGCAAACTACTTTGTAGGTGGCTTAGCACACAGTGATGTTGACGGTGAATTAACTGCAGTAGTATACTCAGATGGAGACAGTAACTCAAAAGTTAGTGTTTTAACACCTGAGAGTGGTACTATAGTTAAATTCGTTTGCGATGGTACAAAATGGTATTTAAACGGAACAGTTGTTTCCGCTACAAATACTGCCATTGTATTCGCTGACCAGTAATAAATAGTTATTAGGTACTATGGAGTGGGTTTATTCCCACTCCGAAACCTATAAAGAATTTTAAAACTAATAGGAGATTAAGATGGCGAATTACGGAGCAAACGTAAAAATAGTTATTAACGACATAGGCGATTCAGCTGATACAGTATCTGGCTCTTTAGCAGCAGATATTAAAGCAGCAGTAAATGCACTCGATAGTACGAGTCAAGCAATTATAGATATTTCAACTGTAAAGCTTGACCGTTCAAGAGTAGCTTATATAATTTTATATACTTAATAGATGAATTGTCAACACTGCGATAAACCTAATCCAGATGGAATGTTTAACTGTACCTCTTGTGGTAAAAGAGCTACAGAACCCAAATGGAACACTAACTTTGTTGTTAGGGAAAATAATCCTTATGCAACAGCTATTAGAAAAGACCAAATGGAAATAAGAACATTGTCTCACGAAGAAGGAATGAAGAAGCTCAAAGAAGGAGCTGAAAAGACTTCTGCAAAGGGACCAGCAACGAGGATAATGTAATGCCAAATGTAAATGGAAAAATGTACCCCTATACCGAAGCAGGGATAAAAAAAGCAGTCGGTGCAGCTAAAAAAGCTGGAAAGAATATAGTAAGTTACGGTAAGAAGAAAAAGAAGAAGAAGTAGTGAGAGGTGTTGGACAACAAGTTAGAAGAACTAACGGTAAGAAGAAGACTAGGCAAGGTATGAGTAAGAATACCAAAATGGGAAATAAAATGAGTACAAAAAATTATGTAAAACCATATAGAGGACAAGGAAGATAATGGCTAATTTTGCAACAAGAATAAAAGATTTAACCAGTTTTGACGCTGACACTTCAGCAAAACAAGCTAGTGTTAATGATTGGCTAACTTCAGGTTCACGTACTGTATTAAATATATTACCTATTGATATGCTAGTTAGAATAGCAGGTAAAGATGATTTTACTGCTGCTATTGATGTTGAAGGTAAAAAAATTATATCTGTACTAAGAAAAGATGAAAATAACAGTGGTACACGTATGCCTTGTCGGCTTTTACCTCCTTCAATGATGGGAAGAGTTGCAGATACAAATTATATGGAAGCTGCATCTTCAAGCGACCCTGCATATATTATATTTAATAATGAGCTTAACACATTTCCTGCATCTGACAGCTCGAACGATAGTAGGCTTATAGCTATAGATACTAGCATAACAGTAGCTTATACTGAGTCTGTTATAAGCAATTTTCCTGACGAAGCAGAAGAAGCAGTAGTTTTATATGCATCTAGAAATTCCTTACAAAGACTTTTAAATGACGTACACTCTTCTTTATCAAATTTAAATATAGTAGCAGTATCTCCATCTTCTCCGGCTTTAGGAACTATATCTTATACGGACGCAACAAATGCAGATGCTAGCGTTACTGATGTAGCAAATATTTTAGTAGATTCTATTGAAGAGGTAGACCCCACAGGAAGCGTTCCTACTTTTACTGCACCGGATTTAAATGTAGATGTTTCAACATTTTCTACTTTTCTAGAAGTAGAAGAAGATACAGAATTAGCTCAAATACAACTTGGAAGACTTAATAACGAAGTTACACAGTATCAAGCAAATATACAAAAAGAAGTAGCGGTCTTTAACAAAGAAAATGTTAGATATCAAGCAGAGCTTCAAGATGAGTTAGCAAAACATAATTCTAACTTACAAAGAGCAATTACTTCTGCTCAAATAGCTTCTCAAAAAGCTCAATCAGACTCACAGCAAGCTACATCAACCGACATAGCTAACAAAGCAGCAGACCAAGCTTTATCTTTACAGAATGCAGTTCAGAACATGCAAGCTCAGGTACAAGATAATACTGCATTAATAACTAAATATTCTGCAGACCTTCAAGAGTATCAAGCGGAGGTTCAAAAAGAAATACAAGAATATACACAAAATTTACAAAAAGATAGCGTTAAATATGAATGGTATTCTAAACAATATCAAATGATTGACGCTCAATACAAAGAACAAATACAATTACTACAAGGAGGTAAGTAATGGCAGCAAATAAAACAACGGTAAATATTTCTGCATCAGTTTTACCTGATGACATGAAAGCATCTGTTAGTGGTTCAATAGTATATAATTTAAACGATGGTGCGGGAGATAACTGTAAGTGGATTTCTTATGCTCAAGATATAGATGCTAGTAGCGAAGTGTTATTAGTAGCAGATATAGGTTATCTACAAGGCACTGCAGGAGATACAACGCCTACAAGAACACATGCTAATGATAATGTTGAATTTATAATAATAAAACATTCTGGATTTAGAGCAGACGGAACAACGGCTACAACGGAAAAACTATTTTTTAATTTTACTCATGGAGTAGTAGCAGCAGATGCAGCAGGAAATCTATGTTTAGACGCAGGTGAAGCTTGGTGTGGAAAATTCAATGCAGCAGAAGATACAGCTAATTTTACAGCGATAGCAGCAGATAATGACATTAAAGTGCTAATATATGCAGTACTAGATGACGTGGCATAGGAGATAATATGGCAGCAATAGAATTTACTGGTAAAGAAATATATAGTAGAGTATTACAGGCAGTACCTGGAGTATCAGAGAACTATGTAATAAACTTAATTAATGAAGCATTGATTGATATGGGTAGATATCCAAATCAAATAGAAAATGCCAAAACAGATTTAAAACACAATCAACTATGGTATGCCTTAGATGACGATGAAGCAATAACAGTTAACAAGGTTTTTAGATGCACTATTTTAAATTCAAGTGGAGAATACATCAAAATACCTAGACTGTCTAATGGAGAAATAAAACAGTTTTATAATGAAAGTAGTACGTCTTCTAATACTACTTGGACGGAGATATAATGGCAGCTGTAAGTAGTTCATACAAAGACCCTAATGATAGTTTTGTTTGGTGGATAGAGGGCGATAGAATCGCTATAGCTACATCTGAAGGAGATGGAAGTACTAACGAAACCACAGAGGGCAAATTAAAACCAGTACAAATAGGCTCTGGTAACACCATTACTGATGGATTAGTAATATCTTATTATGCAGAACCAGATAAACTTACAAGTATTACCGGAACAATAGATATAGACAATTCTTTACAACCGGGTTTAATTGATTACGTAAAAGCAAAAGCTTTAATGGATGCGGCAGCTTCTGCAACAGAACCTACTTTGGCACAGATTAAAATGGCTTCTGCTCAACAATGCATGGCTAACTATAAAGAATGTGTTAGAAGGTATGGAATGAAAAAAACAGATAAGGTGGGAGGAACTAGACAAGTAGCTCCTTCTGATTTACGATAATGTATAGAGGTCCCAACGGAGCAGGAAAAGGAGATAAGCCTAGGAATATAGGTATATCTCAAAAAGAATATGCGAAGCGTTGGGACATAATATTTAATTCAAAAAAGAAAGGCAAGAAAAGTGGAAGTAAATAAACAGACTAAACTAACATTAAGTTTAGAAACTATAGTAAGCGGTGTAGTAACGCTTGCAATGATTATTGGTATGTGGTTTACTCTACAAGCTGATATACAGCTAGCTAAAGAATTACCTGCACCCTCAGTATCACGAACTGAATATGATTTAAAAGACCAAATGATTAGAGATGCAGTATTAGACACACAAGAAGATGTTGAAGAAATCAAAGAAGATATTAAAAGTATTGAAACATATATATTAAATAAGAAAGATTGATGAACGATGAACAGATATATTATATTACTATGGTGTTGGCTTGGCTTAGCTTTGTTACCATCATCATTGGTATCACAGGATAACATTAGAAGTTTACAACAAGTTCAACTGTTAAGTCAGGATGAATGTGTTGTAGTTCAAGTGAATGCAGATTGGAATTTTTCTGCTAATATAGATTTAAGTAAATTAAAGAATTGTGCTATATTTAATGCAAGTATAGACAACCCAGAGTTTGGTGCTGCAATTAGAGATGAATGGAATGTAAAGTCAGTACCGACAATTATTATGTTTGAATATGGAAAAGAAATTCGCAGATTTGAAGCAGGATTATCTTTTCAGTTAGACAAAGATACAATATTAAGAAAAATCAATAATGAAATTGATGAAATACAACTAAGGAAGTTTAGATGATATATTTAGCAAGATGGTATAAACAATTACTATGTAGTGTATTATTAATGGGGACTTTAATAGGACAAGACTTTTTCAAGTTTAGTACTATTTATGGTGCATATAGTTTTAGTAGTCCAATAACTAAAGAATTACAATACCAAGTGTCAGGTGGGCAATTACAAGAAATAATAGATGAAAGAGATGACCATTCTGTTATGACCTTTGGTATTCGTAAACTCGCCAGATACGGATATGAGAACAAGCCAGAAGTTTGGTTTTCAGGAAGTGAAAATCCTATAAACGAAAGTGCTGCTATTGGTAATATTGTTACTGGTTGGGAATATGTAATTCAATATTCAGACCACAAAGAGTTTGAAGAAGAGTTTGTTAATGAGCAGTATATGCTCAGATACTTAGGAAATAACTTTTTACTAAAAGCAAATTACGATTCAAGAGGGTTAGAAGGAGTTGAATTTGCAGCATTAGATATGCGATATAAAAAGAACTTAGGTAATTTAGCTTTATCTTTAGGGGTTGCAGGAAGAAGCCACCCAGCATACTTAGATTTTAGACCAATAGATTTATATTGGGAAGAACTAGGTATTGACCCTGATGGAGTTATTCCATTTTGGTTACTAGCTTGGGACGAAGCAGGATATGCAGATGGTCCTTATAAAGATGAGTGGAAACAACATTTTACTCAATTTGGTTATGAATACTGGGATTGGTGTTGGACTGATGCTGAGGGGAATGTAGTAGCAATAACTGATGAAGAATTTTATAGAGTAGTATATTCTGATTTAGTGCAAGATTATAATGAAAAATTTGCTAAAGACTTAGGGTATCAAAATGAACTAAGTTTATCTTTAGGTGCAGACTATTATAAGTACACGCCTAAGAATTGGTTACATATATGGGTTACTACTTATCCAATTACCAAAGGTATGTCAGACTATTCATTTAACTATGAACTAGCTGACAATGGAATGGATTATGACTTAGGACTAGTATATGGTTGGAAACTAACTAATAAGTTTGGAGTATTTTTAGAAGGAAGATTCTTGTCAATGTATGACGTGGAATCTTATGAGTCTAAGGTTGGACTTAACTGGTTAATATATTAGTGGCTGCAAGAAAAAGAAAAAAAGCTATACCTAAAACTACAAAAGGAAAGGGAGCTAATTATAGAAAGACTAAGTCTGGAGCAGGAATGACTGCTAAGGGAGTTAGAGCTTATAGGAAAGCAAACCCTGGAAGTAAATTAAAGACTGCTGTTACTGGTAAAGTAAAAAAAGGTAGCAAAGCAGCTAAAAGAAGAAAGTCTTATTGTGCAAGGTCTTTAGGACAACTAAAACGAAGCTCTGCTAAAACTAGAAACAATCCTAATTCTAGAATAAGGCAGGCGAGAAGGAGATGGAAATGCAGATAATATGTGATTGCGGGTGTGGAATATGCCTAAGTTAAATGTAGTAGCAAGTATTATTGACAAAGTAGCTGGTCATGTAGACAAGTTTACTTTAGATAAAGAAGAGAAAGCAAACTTAATCATGGAGATTAATAAGGCTCAAATAGAAGTTAACAAGATAGAAGCAGGTTCTTCTAGTCTATTTAAAAGTGGGTGGAGACCTTTTGTAGGATGGGTTTGTGCTTTTGCATTGTGTTATCACTTTGTATTGCAACCTATGATGGCTTTTGGATTAACTGCAGCGGGATACAATATTGTATTACCTGAATTTGATATGACTACTTTGACTACGGTATTAATGGGACTTTTAGGTCTTGGAGGAATGCGTAGTTTTGAAAAAGTCAAAAGGTCTGCATAATGCCAAGAAAATCTTTACAGCTCAATGACTTTAGTAAGGGGCTTAACACTAAGTCCTCTCCTAGGGATATTTTACCTAACCAAGTATCAAAAGCAAATAATGTAAACTTACATAATCCGGGTTTAATATTGTCTTCTTCTGTCTCAAGTGCTAAATCATCAGCCAATGTACCTGACACACAAACAGTTGCGGGGTATGGTGCCTTTATGTTTAACAGTCAATATAATACAGACAACAGTGAAACCTTGGGAACTGCAGTTCAAGTATTCGCATTCCCAGAAAATAATGGCTCAGGAACAAGTACAAAGATTTTAACATACGCCAGAGAATTTGGTAATACTAGCACTCTTACTTTAACAGAAGATTCTAACGATGCTATTATTGACATGCAAACTGAAAACGGAGTATTACCAGTATACTATTACGTTGATGGTACTTTATTTGTATCGGATGAAAGCGTAGTAGATGAAGTTCCAGATTCACATGAAGAGCCAAGACGTTTAGTATATGTAAATGAAACAGATAGATTTGGAACTGATATTAGTGGTTGGTTAGACACTACTATGCAAATAGAAAAATTATCTACTAAATTTGAGGCTATAACAAAAGGAACAAGTTTTACTGACCCTGGAGCTGGAGAGTTTAGTATAAAATTACAGACAGACCCAACTTTAGATTCTCAATCATTTTTTGATATTATTGAAAATACTGACTCTGATAACTTTCTTAAAGTAACGCCCAATCCAAATGATTCAAATCCAGACCCTACTGCTGACATAAAATTAACAGATAAATTAATTCATTTAAAACTAACAGATGCAAATGATATGTCATCTGTTTCTTTAAACTATGGAGGAAGTAGTGGTATATCAACTGGAGGAATAGCGAATCTTGTAGGAGAAATTATACATATTAACGGTGAAGCTATGAGAGTAAGAAGTACAAATACCATGAATGGTTCAGGAACTTTAGACGTACTACAACTTCTTGTAGATAGAGATGTATTTGGAACCGGTGCTTTAGAGCATGCTACTGGAGCAAAAGTTCAAACAACCTTAACAACAAGTATAAGTGTTACTGGTGGTGGTTGGGAAGCAGGTTCTTACGAATTTTGTCACAGTATAGTAGACTTACAAGACAATGAAACATTACCTCAAACACCTAAAACAACTTTATTCCCAATAACAACTGGTGCATATTTTACTAACGTAGGATTTAGAATAAAAGACACTGGATTTAGTGGGTATAAAAATGAAAAAGGTGTAAGAGTTTATACTAGAAAAAAAGACGGTAACGGTAGATGGATACTATTTTTAGACGTAGATTATCAAAGAGGAGTTAGAACAAATCTATTTGAAGATTTTAATGCATTCACACACCCTTCTGATACAGACTTTGCTGACGTTACAGGACTAGATGTAGTAAATCCTTCTTTGGATACTTACGAAAGTATTAACGGATATTCTCAAGACGAAGAAAGTATTGATGTGGGAACTAGAGCAGCAATAGGTACATCTGGAGGATTTAAAGCTGCTACGGTATGTGCTAGAAGGGCTTGGATTGGAAACGTTAAAAAGAATGGAGAAGTACTTGACGATAGAATATATTATAGTCCAGTTAATAGATTTGCAACATTTCCTGATAGTTATTATCTAGACATTGGTATTAGTGACGGCGACTCTATTACAGCCTTACATAGCTTAGGTAATAGGTTGTTAGCTTTTAAACAAAAAAAATTATATGTTATTAATGTATCATCTACTTCAGATGCTGGTTGGTACTTAGAAGCAGAGTATGATGGTATGGGATGTATTTTTCAAAACTCTGTAGCTAAAACACCTTTTGGAATATCTTGGGTAAACAGAAATGGAGTATATCTATTTGATGGACAGAGTATGCCAAAAGAACTAACAGCTTCTTTAGATGACAATCTTTGGCAAGCAGGACAAGAGCTAAGTGATGTTTTATTAAAACCTTCTATATCTTACGAGCCAAAATATAAACAATTATACGTTTTACAAGACTCTGCAATGACATCAAATAGTGGTGTAGATACAGAAGATAAAGTTTTTTGTTTTGATTTTGCAACTCAAGGTTGGACCACAAGAGCGTGCGTAGGTAGTGCAGATGTGTCTAACTTTGTAGAATCATTTGATGGTGTATATTTCTTTAAACATTCAGATGATAAAATTCATTCACTAACCAACGATTATGGAACTGAAAGCGTAGAGTTAATTACTAAAGATATAGATTTTGGCAATCCAGGATTAGTAAAAAAAATTAGAAAGGTTTACGTTGCAGCAAGAGATGCAGCAGCAAATACAACACTAACATTAGCTTACGCTTTAGATGGAAGCACTAGCTATACAGCACTAACAGGACAGGCGGTTAATAATGCCAACTATCAAATTAAAGCATTTACAGTAAATCAAAACTGTGAATCTATATCACTAAAAGTTACCTCTGATGGTAAAATAGATATAAATGATATAAATATTGATTACAGACAAACTAATAAGAGACCTTCATAATGCCAAAATCCGGCAACCATAATGTCAACAGCATTGACTCTTTCTTTAGAGTAAGACCATCTAAAACTAATATTAGAGAAGGTGAAACAGTATCATTTCTAGAAGATGGAGTACTTGTAAAACAAGAAAAAAGAAATGGTGTTGTATACGAACAAAAATTTACTGAACTTGCAAGCTCTGCAAAAGCAACACAAACTACTGGAGATGTAACAAACTTAATAGTAGCTGGTAGTTCATCTTCTGAAGGTGACGTAACTGGTATTACAGCTGGCACAGGTTTAAGTGGTGGTGGTTCTGGTGGTAATATAACTCTAAATATAGACTCTACAGTAGCTACTCTTACAGGCACACAAACTCTTACAAACAAAACTTTAACAGCACCTACCTTAACTACACCTGCATTAGGAACACCAGCAAGTGGTGTTATGACTAACGTAACTGGCACGGCAGCAAATTTAACCTCAGGTAATGCTACCAAAATTACATCTATCACCAATAGCAATATTGTACAATTAGCAGAAACTCAAACACTTACTAATAAAACCTTAACAGCTCCTACATTAACAACTCCAGCATTGGGAACTCCTGCTAGTGGGGTAATGACGAATGTAACAGGAACAGCTGCAAACTTAACTGTGGGGAATGCAACTAAAATTACATCTATTACTAATAGTAATATTGTACAATTAACAGAAACTCAAACTTTAACAAACAAAACTTTAACAAGTCCTACTTTAACAAATCCAGCACTAGGTACACCAGCTAGTGGTGTGATGACGAATGTAACAGGTACAGCTGAAGATTTAACTGTAGGAAAAGTAATAGTACAAAATAACTCAGCAAATACAAATTTTCCAGTAGTTTTTCATGATGAATCAAATACATTATTAGATGATACTGGTGCTTTACGATATAATCCAAGTACAGGAGAATTATTAGTTCCTAATTTAACCGTAGCAGGAACAACAACAACAGTAGATACGGTAACAATGGAAGCTGCAAATGCAATAAAATTTGAAGGAGCTACTGCCGATGTAAATGAAACAATATTATCTATTGTTGACCCCACAAACGATGACAACACACAATATTTGTTAGATGCAAGTGGGTATATTCCTTTATTAGCAGCAGTTACTACAACTCAAATTTCATCTACTCCTGCAGAACTTAATGTATTAGATGGATATACAGGAAGTGTTACAGAATTAAATTATTTAGATACCTTACACGCAACTGGTGTAACTAATACAGAGTTTGATTATTTAGATGGAGTAACTTCAAATATTCAAACACAGTTAGCTACAAAATTTGATACATCTGGTACAGGATTAACCAAAACTGGAACTACTGTAAATGTTATTGGTGGTACTGGTATTACTGCTAATGCAAATGACATAGCTTTTGACGGTTCAGGATTAGACGATATGACTGAAACTATGGTTGCTACCGATGAATTTATTGTATTAGATGGCACAACCAGTAAAAGAAAAGCTTTTTCAGAAATAGAAGCATTATTAACTCACAATTCTCTAAATGGAGTTGTAGCAGCTGAGCATTTAGATTGGACTGCAGACCAAGGTGGTACTAATATTCATGCTGGAAATTATACAGATACAAATACAAATCAGTTAACTACATTTAATGTAACTGGAGATAGTGGAACACCAGAAAGTATTGCACAGGGAAATACCTTAGATATTGCAGGTGGTACTGGTATTGCAACAATAGTAGGTGCAACAGATACAGTAACAATCAATACAGATATTGCTTCAACAAGTTTAAATGTATCAGGCACAGGACAATTAGCAATCAATCTAAATAAGTCTGCTTTATCAACTGCAACTTTAAATGCTTCAGACTTTATGATATTATTTGATGCAGATGCAAGTGAAGCACCTAAACGATTTATAGCACAAGATATTTTTGATAGCTTAGGTGGAATCACTATAGATGGCACAACAGCTAATGGTGTATTGACTTATGGTGGAACAAATAATATAGATACAGAATCTAATCTTACTTTTGATGGAAGCACATTAGCATTAACTGGGGCTTCTACTATATCTTCTACTTTACAAATGGGTAGCACAGCAGGACAAGGTGGGGCAAAAATAAATGCAAGAGTAAATGGAAATGCTTTTAATTTTGGGCATGTAAATCAAAGTGGATATGGCTCAACATTAGGTTGTAATTCTTCACAAGGTTATCCATTTTTGGCTTTATATAGTGAAGCAGGAACAAATGCAAATACATTTAGAACAAGAGGTGTTAAGGGTATAGTTTTAACTGCAGATACTTCAAATAATTTTACAATTAATCAAGTAGCAACAGCAAGTGCAGATAATCAAACTTTAACTGAAAGAGTAAGAGTAGATAGTTCAGGTAATGTCGGTATAGGAACTACAGCACCTGCACAGAAACTTCATGTAGCTGGAAATGTAATGATTTCTAATAATACATTCTTTATGGGCGAAGATGCTGATGGAGATGATATAGGATTACTTGGATTACATTCAAATAATAATTGTTATGTTGGACCAAAAGATAATGCTTATGCAGGTGGATTTATGCTGTATGGTGCTGCTTCAGGAACAAGTGGTCATGTATGGTATTCAGGTAATGCTGAAGCTATGAGGATAGATAGTTCTCAACGAGTCGGTATAGGAACTGCATCACCTGGTACAAAACTTCACATAAGTTCTGGAGCAACTGATGAAGTGTTAAGATTAGAAGGAACTGGTAGTCCATATTTATCTGTATATGATAGTGGAACAAGACAATTTTTCTTACAAAGTGCTGGAAATACATTAAACTTTTATGCAGAAAATGATAACACTATTGCATTTTTCACCAGTGGTACGAGAGCAGTAGATATTGATTCTTCTCAAAGAGTCGGTATAGGAACTACATCGCCTGCAGAAAAATTAGATGTAGCAGGTAATATTAGAATTGGTGGTGGTGGTGGATTATTTGCAGAACATAGCGATGCAAGTAAGGGTGGTACAGTTATACACCCCAATGGTGGAACATATAGAACAAGTACTAGTACTCATACAGGTGCTATTAAAATAACACTTCCAACAGGTGGTGGTCCAGCAGATATGTTATCTTTTTGGGTAGATGTATATGATTATACAACAGACGAATCTTTTACTTGTTATCTAGCAGGATATGCTTATCAAACAGCAGGAAGCAATGAATGGATTAATGAGGAAGCATTGATATTATCTGCAAATCAAACAAGAGATTTTACAGTTAGATTCGGACATGATGGCTCTAATCATTGTGTCTATATTGGAGAATTAGCATCAACTTGGCAATATCCACAAATTACAGTTAGAAATGTTCAGATTGGATTTAATGCAGATGTAGATACTTATAATGATGGTTGGGGTGTTGGTTTTGAAGCAAGTGCTTTTCAAAATGTAGATGGAACTCAAACTGACAACTTCCCTTATGCTAAAGGATTAAAGTCATCATCAAATATGGGTGTATATGTTAATGGTACTGAAGAATTTAGATTTGAAACTGATGGAGATTTTCATGCAGATGCAGATGTTATTGCTTATTCAACATCGGTTGGTTCTGATAGAAAACTTAAAAAGAATATTAAAGATACACCTTATGGTTTATCTGATGTAATGAAAATGAGAGCAGTAGAATTTGACTGGAAAGAAAAAAGAAAAGGTGTACACGACATTGGTGTAATTGCACAAGAAGTAGAAAAGATTATCCCTGAAGTAGTAAAAGAGGTTAATGACCTAAAATCAGATGAAACTCATAAAGTAGTAGATTATGCAAAACTATCTTCGGTATTAATAAAAGCAATACAAGAACAACAAGAACAAATAAACGAATTAAAGGACAAGTTAAATGGCTAAAGTAATAGCAGAAAAAATAGTAGAAGCACCACCAGTAGGTGATGCACCTAAACAAGTTGAAATCAAACATACAAGAGTAATGAAAGATGCAGCAGGTAAAGATGTAACAGTAGTAGATTGGACAGATTCAAAACCAGTTGATGATGCAATTACACAAGCAGAAGCAGACTTAGTAAATGCAGAAGCAAGAGTAGTTGAATTAAAAGCAGACATTGTAGAATATAAAAAGATTAAGGGTTAAGTATGGCATTACCAGTAGTACCAAACACCAATGTAGCAATGTATACTCATTTAAGAGTATCAACTGATTGTGAGCAAACAAGTAATCTAAGTTTAGCAAGTTTGTTAAATGGTGGTTCTTTTGCTTTTGATAATTCGTTTGGTGGGGCAGGTGGACCAATGAAAGATTGTGATTTAATAGGTGGTAGCAATAATCCATTGCAATCAACAGCAGGTGAAGTCAATCTGTATGATGATGATATAGGTACTGCACCATTTCACATGAGCCACACTATAGGTGGACAATATAGTTAAATGAATATGATTTATAATAGAAAAAAAATGCTTGACATAGACGACAAAACTTTAGTATTTTACATTGGTGAAGTATATAAAAATACTATGTTTAGTATTTCTACTAAATATAACAGGAGAACCAATGGGCGTAAATAGCAATCAGATTAAGAA